CACGGCTTCCCGCTTCTGGTCTGTCGTCAGTACTTTCGCCCAAGAGCCACCTGAAGCGCCTCTTTATCCAGCATGGCTTCGGCAAGCAGCTTCTTGAGTCTGGCGTTCTCTTCCTCAAGCGACTTCAGGCGCTTAACTTCAGGCACCTCCATACCGCCATACTTCTTACGCCAGGTGTAAAACGTGGCATCGGAAATGGCATGCTTGCGGCAGAGTTCACGGGCGGGTACCCCAGCTTCGGCTTCGCGGAGAATACTGATGATCTGTTCGTCGGAAAAACGCTTCTTCATGGGGATGTCCTCATGTGGCTTATGAAGACATTACTAACATCGGGGTGTACTAATCAACGGGGAGCAGGTCAGCGTTTTTATGCTTCGCCGTACGGATTTGAAGCCATTTGTCTGGAAGAACGAAATTGGTCCCAGCTCATACGCTCAAACGAGGGGGTGCCACAACCTGGCCTTTTTCTACAAAGACGAGCTTTCTGTGGTTGATATTCAAGGGTTACAACATGTTTAAGCACTGGAAAAACATTACTATTTATAAACTTTCTCGTGAGGCGGATCTGACCGACTTAGAAGATAAAAAGAAAATGATCCTTTTCACGCCATGCGGTAGTCAGGATATGGCCAAGTTCGGTTTTGTATCTCCATTTGGTGATAATTCCGAAGTTATCGCTATGCATGGAAATGGTTTTATCCTTGTTGAAGCAAAGCGCGAAACAAAAATTCTTCCCCCGCCGGTTATCCAGCGAGCTATTCAAGAAAAAATTGAAAAACTTGAGCAAGAACAAGCGCGTAAACTGAAGAAAACAGAGAAGGACTCCCTGAAAGACGAAGTTCTGCATTCTCTTCTGCCACGGGCTTTTTCAAAGTTTTCTGTTATCTAGGCGATCTACGACGGTTCAACTAAACGTATCTATATCAATGCCAGCGCGCGGCAGGCAGAGGATATGCTCGCGCTTATGCGTAAGTCTCTGGGTTCTCTTCCTGTTGTTCCCCTGAGTGTTGAAAATCCCATTGAATTAACGCTGACCGACTGGGTACGTGATGGTAGTGCTCCACAGGGATTTCAAATGGGGGATGCGGCAGAACTTAAGGCAGTGCTTGAGGATGGCGGTATTGCCCGGGTGAAAAAGCAGGATTTGGGAAGCGATGAAATTTCCACACACCTGGAAGCTGGCAAGCTCGTCACTAAGTTGGCACTCGACTGGCAGAACCGCATTAAATTTACACTGGACCATAACTTCAGCCTTACCAGCGTCAAATTTGCGGATGAATTGCTTGAGCAGAACTCTGATATTGATAGTGAAGATGTTGCGCAGCGACTGGACGCAGATTTCTTCCTGTTGACCAGTGAAATTTCGTGCCTGGTTGATGCTCTGGTAAATGCCCTTGGTGGAGAGGCTAAGCAGTGAAAGAGCTGTGCTATGGATCTGTTTGCAGTGGAATTGAAGCCGCGAGTATTGCCTGGGAACCGTTGGGTATGCGTCCGGTGTGGTTTGCTGAAATCGAGTCTTTTCCATCTGCCGTTCTTGCGCACCGCTGGCCCCATGTCGCCAACCTTGGCGACATGACAAAACTTGCCAAAAAAGTCCTGGCTGGGGAAATCGAATCCCCTGATGTGCTCGTCGGGGGTACGCCTTGTCAGGCATTCAGTATCGCGGGCTTACGTGGTGGGCTTGATGATGAACGCGGCGCGCTAACTTTGAAGTATGTGGAGCTTGCAAATGCAATTGACGACAAACGGTCTGAGTCCTTCCTCAAACCGACAGTTATCGTCTGGGAAAATGTCCCAGGAGTCCTGTCATCGGCAGATAACGCCTTCGGATGTTTCCTTGCCGGATTGGCTGGAGAAGATGCGCCATTTGAACCAGGTGATCGACCTGAATCAGGAAAAAGTAACGCGTTCTGGCGGTGGGATGGCAAAACCGGTTGCCATGCTCCAAAGTGGCCGCAGTGTGGTTGTATTTATGGACCGCAGCGAAAGGTGGCCTGGAGAATCCTTGATGCCCAATACTTCGGAGTGGCACAACGACGCCGACGCGTGTTTGTTGTCGCAAGTGCTCGAACAGACCTCGATCCCGCAACGGTACTTTTTGAGTTCAAAGGCGTGCGCCGGAATATTGCGCCGAGCCGAAAAAAGAAGGAAATCGCTTCCGCCATTATTGCAAATGGCGCTGCAATCAGTGGCGAAAGCCTAAATCCATGCCTACACGCTGACATGCCACCCGGTATGAAATCGACGAAAGCCGTAAACGCTTTCAGGATGGCAGCATTTGGGGAATATATTGACGATGAAACCGCATCGACAGTAAAGGCAAGAGATTTTAAAGATGCCACTGACCTTGCCGTTTTTAGCAGCACAGGAGCAGGTTTTTGGTCAGAAGGGCATGGTACATTGCGGGCACGTGAGCAAGAAAGCCATGAGCATCTTGTTACATTGGCTTTTCCTGAGCGTATGAGCGGTACACAACATGCTGCAACTAAGAATACTTCACCATCTCTAATGGCTAAAAATCCAACAGCTGTTTGCTATGAAGTAAGAAACGCAGAAGTAGCTGTCCGCCGTCTTACCCCTGTCGAATGTGAAAGGCTGCAAGGTTTTCCTGATGGGCATACGTTGATCCCGACGGAAAAGCGTAAAAAAGTTAATTCAGATGAACTGGCATATCTTCGCAATCACTATCCAGATTTAAGCGAAGAAGAGGCCGCGATGCTTGCAGCTGACGGACCGCGTTACAAAGCGATCGGCAATAGTATGGCAATACCAGTAATGCGCTGGATTGGCGATCGGATTACTAAGTCCGTATGTCGGCAGAAAGAAGGAAGTGAAACAAAAGAGCGAAAAGTTAAACCAGCGGCAGAATTCGAACGGTCCATATTCAAATGGGCTGGTGGAAAATTTGGTGTTCTGGAACAAATCTTTCGCTATTTGCCAGAAGGGAAGCGCCTGATTGAACCTTTCGTTGGTGGCGGAGCTGTCTTCATGAATGCCGGATACCAGGAAAATCTGCTAAATGATGTGAATGCTGACCTGATTAACTTTTACAAGACTCTGCAACGCGAGGCGCATTCACTTATCACTCTGGCACATCGTTTCTTCCAGGACTACAACACACAGGAAGGATACCTGGCAGTACGGAATGCGTTTAACAAACAAGTCTATGATGATTTACATCGCGCAGCGGCGTTTTTGTTCCTGAACCGACATTGTTTTAACGGATTGACGCGTTACAACCAGGCCGGTGAGTTCAATGTCGGTTATGGGAAGTATAAAACTCCGTATTTCCCATTACAGGAGATGGAAGCCTTCCTCGGTGCGGAAGGGCGGTCTGAGTTTGTATGCGGTGATTTTGCAGCGGTGATTGAAGCTGCCGGAGAAGGAGATGTCATCTTTTGCGATCCGCCGTATGAACCGCTTCCAAATACAGAGGGATTCACGAACTATTCCGGTCATGACTTTAAGTTTGAAGAGCAAAAACGCCTGGTGTCTCTGTTGACGGATGCTCATCGTCGAGGTGCAAAGGTTCTCATTACTAACAGTGGCGCGCCAAACATCAGAGAGCTTTATCATGACAGTGGCTTCAGAGTGGAACCTCTTTTTGCCAGACGTTCTGTGTCTTGTAAGGGGGACACTCGAGGTGTAGCTCATGACGTTTTGGGTATATTGCTCTAATAAATTTATTAGTGTAATATCGCCTCAATGAATCGTGATTTATAGAGCGATTTAGCTGTTAGCCGCGACAGGCGCGGCGGTAAGCATGGCTGGGCCTAGTCCTCCCAGACAAACCACCGAGTTGCCAGGTTGACCATGCGCCTAAGTGGCAACTCCGAAGTGCGTTACGAGCTTCCAGTTTGCCCATCTTCGGGTGGGCGTTTTTTTTCAGGGTTTTCGTCATGGTTAGCGACTTTGCGGCGGTTTAGAAACTGACCATTAAAGTAAATGCAAACGATGATCTGATGATGGTAGCGGCCTAAGAAGCCAGATGCCACGGGGTATGAGTCGTCCCCCGTCAAAAAATCGACCGCAGAGTGTCCCCGTCTGTGTATTAGGGAACGGGGAGGCACAACAGGTAAGGGCGCTGGTGTGATTAACCAGATGAACGAGAAGGGGCCATCTGTTGGTCAGCGTCCTTTCCTGTTGCGTTTTCTTTTCAGCGTAACAGCGGTGCTTAACAGCACTTTGGGTACAGTTCCACGAATTTACGGGTATATCCCGTCATGCTGAAAGCGCTAATCACGCTGGAAGCCAGGGTTGTGCATCCCCTGTTACCGAATTGCAGCCAGGGCGCGGTGCGCCGAAAAGCATACGGAGGTGGAAGCCCTCGCCGGAGACGTACCCGGCAAGTGATGGTGTAGCTCAGCGGTTAGAGCGGTTGACTGTTAATCAACGGGTCGATGGTTCAAATCCATCCACCATCGCCAATGCCGGTTTAGCTCAGTTGGTAGAGCGCCTGCCTTGTAAGCAGGATGTCAGCGGTTCGAGTCCGTTAATCGGCACCAGCACAACAGGTAAGGGTATTTTGCGACGTCGGAGATCGCCGAGCTTGGCAGAGGGTTCGAATCCCTACGAAGTACCCTTACCGTTGTGATGAATGCGCAGGCTGATGCGCGAAAGACATTGCAGCTATTGCGGAAAAGAGCTGTTCGGCGGGGCAATTAAACGCCCGTGAGAGTCTGAAATAACCGCAAGCCGGAGATCAGCACCGGTCATCACAACACAACAGGTAAGGGCATTCTCCCTTATGGGGCTTGGCTTAAATGCATCGAGTGCTCTTACCGTTGTGATGAAGTGCAGCTCTTTGAAGCAACCAGAAGATAAGCATCTGGCTTCACAACATAAACCGCAGGAACGACCAATAAACGGTAGTCCGTATGGAGAACACCCCGTTGAGGAAGAGGCCTGGCCGGAACCGTAACCGGCACTACAACGTTGAGAACACTGGCGTAACGGGGTCATATCCCAATCTACGAATAAATGTTGCGTTGCAGCGTGACAACCAGTGTTCTCAACATTGTGGTGAATGCACAGGCTGATGTGCCGCAACTACAGTAGTGCGCGCTTTGCGGGGCTTGCTACAACCCTGTGTCGGAGTTCAGCACCGACCATCACAGTTTGATTCTCTGGCATGAGCATAACGCTGAAATAAGTCCAGTCTGGTGCGGCCCGATCACCCGCCGTTAGCTCCACGAAACGGAGCACGTAACAGGTAAGAGCATTCTCCTGTAACGGGTTCATATCCCAATCTACAGGTCCACCAGGAATGCTCTTTCCGTTGCGGTGAATGCGGCTAAGCGCACGCGGGGAAATGGTTATATCTGTCCATTATTTCTCCTTATTTCCCCGTCCATGGTGGATAACCAGCCAAAGGACACCGGGAAGCACCCGGCACCGCAACCTTATTTCCCAACCAGTAATGAGGTTAATAAATGCTCGGCATTCTCAAAAAGAAATTCCGCAAAGCGGCTGGCGGAGTCAAGAAGATGGAAAACCGTGATGCGGTGGAAGCGACTGTCTGGGGCGCATATTCCATTGCATACTCTGACGGCACCTGCGATGCGAAAGAAATTGCAGTGTTGGAAAAAACCATTGCAGCACTTCCTGCCTTTGCGCCGTTCTCCGGTGAAATTGCCCAGATGAGCGCCAATATTCGCGCTCAATATGAAGCCTCGCCGCGCCGAGCGAATGCCCAGGCTTTACGTGAACTGGCTGACGTGTCTGGAACTAATGATGCGGTAGATGTTCTGTGCCTATGCATTGATATTGCTGACCAGGATGGCATTGGGGCAGAAGAGCAGGAGCAATTGAAGAAAATTGCCCAGGCTCTTCAATTGCCACTGGAACAGTATATCTGATGGTTATAAAAGCACGTCTAATTCTGGCTTTGGTTTTTCTCGTGCTATCTGTGCTGGTGGATTTCACCAGCACAATCCTGTCGGTTTTATCCGACGGGGCGTTGGTAGCAGTAGCTGTAACATTGGTATGGCCGATATTAAAAACAGCTTCTAAGGATCAGTGATGGGCTTCTGGGATTTTGCTGACAAGCATCCAATTGTTCTCGTTGTCATTGCTGGCATAGTTGTAGGCGGTATTGCTGGCGTCATAGAAGCACTCAGGAAACAGTAATCCGGCCCTTTAGCTCAGTGGTTAGAGCTGGCGACTCATAATCGCACGGTCACCGGTTCAAGTCCGGTAGGGGCCACCATATTTGGTTGTAACACGGCGTCTGGCACATGCGTCGTTAGCGGTCTGGTGACGTTAAAAGGGGGGAACCTTGCCCCTAGCTCAGGCAACGAACCAGGTAGCCGGAATGTGCAAGCCACCGTTTGTTGTTTCTCGGGTAAAGGGATTCACCATCCTGGCGATTCGGTGTGACAGCCGGGAAGAGTCCGGCGCATTAATCCTGATTTTCTGGTGATGACTCATATCGTTAGGAGTGATTTGAGTATGCCGATTATATCTGACATTCAGCACGCCTGGGTGGAGTGCTAATGTCTGCATCCCCTCTTGAATCCATGCCAAATTCCCTTAGTGCAGAACAAGCTGTACTTGGTGGCTTAATGCTTGATAACTGCCGCTGGGATGAAGTTGCAGATCGTATAGTTGCTGATGATTTTTATACCAGTGCTCATCGTGAAATTTTCAGTGAGATGGAGAGGTTATTAAGTCATGGCAAACCGATTGATTTGATAACACTTGCTGAAGCACTTGAACAGAACGGTAAATTAGAACGCGCCGGTGGTTTTGCGTACCTTGCGGAGATGTCAAAGAACACGCCCAGCGCGGCAAATATTTGTGCTTATGCGGATATCGTTCGTGAACGCGCGGTTGTTCGTGAAATGATTTCCGTCGCAAATGAAATAGCCGAAGCTGGATATGCGCAGGATGGCAGGGGCAGCAATGAATTGCTGGATATGGCCGAGCGCCGCGTTTTTGAAATAGCTGAAAAACGACAAAAGAGCGGTAGTGGTCCAAAAGATATCGCCAGCATTCTCGATGCAACGGTATCTCGCATAGAAGAGTTGTTTCAGCGACCACATGATGGTGTAACGGGGCTTGATACGGGATTTACCGATCTCAATAAGAAGACGGCAGGGCTTCAGCCGTCCGATCTCATCATTGTCGCCGCCCGCCCATCTATGGGGAAGACCACGTTTGCGATGAATCTCGTCGAAAATGCTGCAGTTCGTAACGATAAGCCCGTATTGGTTTTTAGCCTTGAGATGCCGAGCCACCAGCTGATGATGCGCTCACTGGCTTCTCTTGCACGCGTTGATCAGACTCGTATTAGAACGGGGCAACTTAACGACGATGATTGGGCGCGGGTTTCTGGCGCAATGGGGATTCTGTTGGACAAGCAGAATATTTTTATTGATGACTCAAGCGCCCTGACACCTACAGAGCTTCGTTCCCGCGCTCGTCGTGTTTATAAAGAAAATGGTGGTTTGAGCATGATTATGATCGACTACCTGCAACTTATGCGCGTCCCCGAGCTGCAAGATAACCGAACGCTGGAAATTGCCGAGATTTCTCGCTCACTGAAGGCTTTGGCGAAGGAATTACAAGTACCAGTGGTGGCATTGTCACAACTTAATCGATCGCTTGAACAGCGTGCGGACAAACGACCGGTAAATTCAGATTTACGTGAATCAGGAGCAATTGAGCAGGACGCAGACCTGATCATGTTTCTGTATCGCGACGAAGTTTATCACCCGGATAGCGAAATGAAGGGAATTGCCGAGGTAATTATCGGTAAGCAACGAAATGGCCCAATTGGCACGGTGAGATTGGCTTTTAACGGTCAGTATTCACGATTTGATAACTATGCTGGTGCTGACTGGCAAGAGGATTATTAATGCAATGGAATGAGGAAAAGCCGATGAACATCCTGATCATTGGGCGAAAATTTGCAGCCATCAGTGATGTGAAAACATATACGGAAATGTGGTCTTATAACCTGGCCTGCGCCTTTAGTGAGGCAGGGGTAACATTGCAATACCATCGTCCATATTCCCCTGGCGTCGAAAGCCCCGAGGATTATGTTGAAGCTGTGTTGACTGCTGCGACAGCATGTTCTGCGAAGGCCATTTTGGCACCAGGATTGAGGTATTTTACTACGGTACCCAGGGAAATAGGCATGCAACTGTGTCGCCGATTCTCTGGATGGGTAGCCCAGGTATATGACGGTTCTATGCTGGATTCGGCACCAGTCGATATTACTTTTACTGTCCGCGATGATACCTGGCGGTACCTGGATAATCCCGGTCGGTTAGAACGTCATAATCGCTTTAACAAACATGTTGGATGGGCAGCGAATCAGGAGCTGTTCCATCTGGAAACCAAAACGGACGATGTTCTGCGTATTTTTGTAGACCACGCTGCATTTGATGTTAGTGGTTTTGATCACTCCTTAAGTATCCTTATGAACCTTCAGCGTCTGACCGTTCCGTATGAGGCCAGAACGTTGACTGATGACGGATTGGTTACCATTGATCCGGGGAATATTTCGGTAACTCCATACAGGCGGACGCCGGTGCCAGCAACCGAATTTGCAGCTGAATTGCGTAAGAGTGACGTTTTTATCGTTACGCATCCCGAAAGCCTTGGATTAACTGTTCTTGAGGCGGCAATGTGTGGGGCGTTGGTATTAACGCCTCCCGATTGCCTTCCGCCAGATCGCCTGGCTTTGGTGAACCATATGGTTATCAAGTCGCGGATTGATTGGGATGAGGTTATTGCTCGCGTTGATCGCGTGAAAAATGCTGAAAAGGTCCAGTGTCACACCTGGTCGGCAATTGCGGAAAAGATGCTTGAGACGTTTATCACGCAGAAACCGTCGCGCGGTAACGGATAAAAAATTGAACCCGTCATAACAGAAAAGCCCGAACGCCGGGCTTTTCTTAAGCCTTGTCAACAGAGACTTGAGCGGCTTTTATGGATAGATTCCCGCTGGCCTCTATCGCCATACTTCCCCCCGCCTTCAGGGCGACATCCGCGCCTGACTTTATATCGAGATTTCCTGCGGAAGAGATGAATGCCGGACCTTGAGAAATGGCATATAACTCCCCGGCCTCGTTGAACCCGATTGTTGTTCCACTTTTCAAGTGCGTAACGGCCCAGGCTCCGCCCGCCGTCCGGACCTCCATTAGTCCGTTCCGCGACGAAATAAAGTCTTTTTTGGCGCTGGTTGATGGTTGTGCTGGTGCACCTTCAACTTCAGGCGGTACATAGCCTTCCCCTTGTCCTGACGCTTCAGGTGGCACATTGGGAGCGCCACCGGATGCATCCTGTGCATAACCGATTATCAATGGCCATCGAGAATCCCCATTGTAGGGAAATTCTACCCATACTTTATCGCCGGGCAGAAATGGTGAAAACGTGTTTGCATTGGACAATATGGCTTCTGCCCACGGCAATGAGGCATCTGGTAGCCCATCCATCATGCCGACAACGCGTATTTGCGTACGCATCAGACCTTTAGGGTCATCGACGCTTACCACTACAGCCCGATACTTCCCTGTCAAACTACCCATTCACCACTCCTAACTGTGCACGGCTGACAAAACGGAAGCGGTCTTCGAAATGAGTCACGGACATCACTATCATTTTGTCAGGGATAGATTCATCGAGTTCTCCGTCACCTGCCGTGTTATGCACGACAATTTTCAGCGTCGTACCCGGAGTTAGCACGGCATTTCCTTCCACCAGCATATCGAGGCGGGGGAGAATGAATTTGTTGTAGTTCGCCAGCGCGGTAGGATCGGGATTGCTCGTAAATTTAATGGGGTCTTCCTGGTTACCTGAGTAAACCACACCTTTGGTCATGTCATAACTGGCCATTCTGTAATTATGGCGGCGCTGGTATTCATAATCGGCATTCAGGATGTTGAACTGACTAATTGTAAATCCGGATGTGTTGGGATTGGCGGACTCATAAGTAAGCGATGGAGCGGCGTTTGCCATTTTTTCCATACTTTTAAAATTGATCGTCCCCCTGGATGCCCAGCACATAGAACCGGTATCCCTGGCTATCTCCTGCAATACCTTGGTCGGTTTTTCTCCAACATTTAGGTGGTATGTGGATGTTTTTCTGAATGAGTCAGCATTTACCTTCAGACCAGGGGCAAGAGAGGAAACTACGGCTGATGGGGGCTTATCAACAAAATACTGTGCGCTGGTGGACGGAACTTTTAATAACCGCACCGGGTTACTAAACGCGTAAATCAGTACAGTATCGTCCTTGCGCGGCGCTTTAAGAACAAAGAACTCTTCCGAGAAGAGGATGCCGCCATGACCTTCCGGATCACCAAGTGAAACGGTCAGTATTGTCCCAAATTTCACCCCCAGCTTATTGACCACGTAAGCCGTTGAATCCCTGACCATGAGCATAAGCTGGGGACCAGATAGCTCCCCGGGTTCGACATAGGTACATCCTACGATCATTTCGCGAGGGATTTCGTTCTGCCCAATTGAAACAGATTGCAGGAATAGCTGAGTGCGTTTTGAATCAGTTTCCGGGGCTGTGGTGGTCTTTGTGGCCATCTCATTCCTCCAGAATTTTCGCTTTTACCGTTATGGTGCCGGTGGTTTGCTGCATATAAGCCAGGATAGGAAGCTCCGCCACTACTGTGAGGTTCAATCCAACCGCGAACAGCCTGTTGTCGGCGGTGCCGGTGGTCAGATCCTGAAATGCGATTGATTTTTGCCCTTCTATGTAACAGGTAACCGGTATCTCATAACCGCCGACATTGGCAGTGTGAGTGAAAGATGCCTGCCCGAGGCTGGCATACATTCGTAGCCAGAATGCTAATGCAGTTGTAACCATCCCAAGAGATTCCTTCTCGTCACTGGCTATCCATAGCGAATATTCCAGTGAGAAAGGGATAGTCGATACCAGGGCTTCAATCTCATCATTTTCATTGGTGACATGCCCTTCATCGTAATTATCCCGGCACAGTTCACCTTCATAAATTGAAAATGCGGGAGAACGAGACAGATTCACAAGCGGCATTGCCAGCTTATTTACCGGGCCAGCAGAGGCTGTATCTTTGCGCCCGGCGCGATCGGCTTCAAATGACGACAACCACTCCTTCACATCACTAAAAGTGCCGAGCGTTATGCGATCTCTTGGTGTGCGTTTCAGGAACTCCCGGAACGACTGGTTAATGCGATCATTAAAGCTGACAACTTGTGAGTCGAACGCTTCGTTTAAAGCCTGTGCGAGCGCCGAATCAATGCCATCAATAGTGGCAAATTCCAGCTTACCAGTTGGAGTAAGACCTTTTTTCTTAAAGATGGCCAGTAGCCATTCCTGATTATTCAGAATCACCGATGAAATTCCCTTCAAAGGCGCGTGAAGGCACGCAATAAAACAAACTGCCTACCCTGGCAGTGCCGTAATTGAATATTTTATGGATGTACCAGAAGCGGCGAATGGTTGTGCCGTCTGACAGCTGTTCCAGCCATTCGAGCATAGAACCCACTGGCACATTGACGGCAGCTAACCGAAGGATTAAAGCACTGTCGCTAATTCCCGTATTATCACTGCCGTCGTATAGCGCGTAGAAGGCGTCCATCTCATCCGGGCAGTCGAGGGCCGTTATCAGTTCTGGATCCTGATAGTCATATATGCGTTGGTTCGGTTCTATTATTTCAGGTGCCGTTTCAGGTGCATTTTTGTTTCTGTAAGGTATTGCGCGATACAGAACTGCATCGAATGAGTCAGGGTCTAGCTTGATTGCTTTGAGCCAGTCCATCCGCACAAGGTTATTAAAAACTGCATGACCTTGATAACGGTGGCGCACACCAGAATCACTAAGCAGGCCGTGATCCAGATTGGGAAGGTGATTGTCCTCCACAGGATCAACAATATTACCAACGTTAACACCATCGGTTTCGATTTCAGCATCAATATCTTCCTCTTCAATCAGTTCAGAACCTTCGCCTGGAATATCCGGATCCGATTCGGTGTCCGGGAGGTTATCACCAGTCACTTGTTGTGATGGTTCTGTGTCCTCAAACATGTCATCAAAGAAACCAGCCATCGATTATCCTTTCCGTTTACGGGCTTCGTTAATTTGTGTCTCAAGAATGCTTCGCGCCTGCGCGGTGGCAGCGGCCTTGTCCATTCCCTGACTCATGAAAAACTTTATGAGGTTGTTCGCCTGCGTTTGCAGGGCTTTTTTGAGAGCGTCGGCTTCAGCGCGAGCCTGGGCTTCCCTCACCAGCGAGGCTTTTAGTTCGGCATTCTTCCTGTTTGCCGTGGTGCGAGCTTTTTTTAACAACCGGCGAACGTTGTCCGTGGCGCTATCTTTGGCGCGTAGTTTTTTGCCTAATGCATCCTGAGATTTCAGATATAACTCATACTCACGCGCCGCTTTAGCCTGATCCGTCGTTGTTGTCCGGTTGCGCGCGAGCGATTTAGCCAGTTCGCCTTTGAAATAGGTTGTTGTCTTCCGCTTGTCATCGCCGAAGGCCACCTGTTCAGCTGCTTTTTCCAGGGCAATAATGATGGCCTTGTGCCATGTGGGAGACTGAAAACGCGTCATAGCGTGCAACACATGTTTGCAGGCTACACCAGTCAGATCAGGGTTGCGGATTTTGGGGAATGCATACTCTTTTGGCGGCGCGACAGCATAGTTACCAGCCGTGGCCATATAACGATACCAGTATTGATGGCGTCCACAATCACAGTCGAAAGATACCCGGCCCTTGCAGAGATCGGCAGCGATTCGGGCTTTTTTCGCACCGTCTTCAGCAATTTCCTCAACGGCTTTATCCCATTCCTCAAATCGAATTCTGACACGGTGATGCTGGTGGACCGACTCATCCGAGGCATTAACAGATATCAATGCAAGGTTGTGTTTTAGCCCGAGGAATGTCGCGGCTTTGATCCCTGTGCCATCAGAAACCTTGTTGTTAGCGCGTTTTATATCAATGCTGGTGGACTGCGCCACCAGCTGAGCATAGGTAATGCCGGGTACCGTGCTCTTGAATTTGGTTTTATGAGCCTGCCTTGAGGTGTTGAAACTGCGTATATCTTCGGGCGTAAAGTAGGTGCCATCTTTCTTTTTCCCAAGGCTGAGGAATGCCTCAAGTTCGCGGTTACGCATCCCCATAATCCTTGGGGTGAGTGTACGTCGCGCGTTTCGCCGATTCTGACGCTGCTGTTTACGGATAAGATCGAAGACCTTGTTAAAGTCTTTTGCACTTAATCCATCAGTCTGATAGCGACCAAGGTTGTCGCGAGCATATTCAGTTGGCATTCAATTCCCTTACGCAATGGATAATGTCCCTATTACCTGGCCGTCATATTGGAAATGGCGAATCATTTCGCGGATCCATGTGGCAGGTGGGAGTTTTAATTTTTTGCCAACAGTCATACCCTGAGACTCATCCTCAAGCCCGGCGGCGAGCGTCACAACCCAGCGTAGCTCTGCTATGCCCCACATACGGTAAGCCAGCAAATCCGGGCGATATTGCTCATCGGGAAGAACGTAATAAATCGTCAGATTCTTGTCGTTCGATTCACACATAAGCATCACCTCTTTGCGCAGCTCTGCCCTGAGTATTGGATCGGCTATGTTGCGGTCGTCATACCGCGACAGAGGATATTGCCGGGTGCTTTGGGTTGTAGTGATTGATGTAGCCATAGTCAGCCTGCCAGAAATAGATGATGGTGATTCTACCGCTAGTCATTTGTTGATTATTTAACTCAATAAAAGAAAATTATTAGTGCAATTTTGATTGTGAAATGTATCATTCTGCCCTTAAGTAGGTTCTTCACGAGGAAACAAAATTGGCAGAACGTGTTGATGATGCAGAGCTGAGCATGAATCAGTTAGAAGCTCTCAAAGACATGGCCATCGATAACATCAGAAAGCAGGCACAGGTCGTGAGTCAGGTATTTACAGGTAAGTGTCGTTACTGCAATGAACCGATTGAATCAGGCATCTATTGTGACGCTGAGTGTGCGCAATGGCACAGGGAAGAGCAGGCAGCAAAACAGCGTAAATATGGCATGCGACCGGCAGGATTTGACTGATTATGTTGCGCTTTACTGAGGAAGAGTTTCAGGCTTTTAGTGAGCGTAGAAATAAGGGGCAGTCCAGGCCAAAAACCAAAAAGGATCCATTCTTATCGCTTGCGCCGGTAAAAGAAGTTTCTCCACATGCGAAGGCACTTGCAGCACTGGCAAAGACCCCAGACCTGCGCGACGGAAATTGCGAGCACTTCGAGCAGGTTTTCATTTTTGATTACTTCGAACGCAAGCACCCTGACATCTATGAGCTGTTGCATGCAACGCCTAACGGAGGGAAACGTTCAAAAGCAACCGCCGGGAAAATGAAGGCTGAAGGGCAGAAAAAAGGTTATCCGGACATGAGTCTCGATAAAGCATGCGGTATTTATCACGGCATGCGAATTGAGCTTAAAGAACCAAATGGTAAAGCCCCGACGAAAGAGCAGATCGCCTGGATGCGCAGGCTTAGAGAGGAAGGTTACTACGTCGTTCTTGCGTATGGTGCAGAACAAGCGATAACCGCCATCCTGGAATACATAAGCCTTAAAAAGGGTGAGGCTATTGAGCATGTATTGAACGGCGATAAGTGGTTGCATGCTGCTTAAAATAATAAATTAATTAGTGCATGTGCTCTCTTTGTGGTAGTGCACTTTAACATCGGGAGAATAATCGTGTCATCCAAGGTTAATTATGAGTCGCTGGCATCGGTCATGCCGCGTAATGAACAGGAAACAGATGCTGTAGTGGACCCTGTAATCGCTGAAATGAATGCTCGCCTGGAGGCTGAATTTGCAGCTGAGAATGAACATACCACCCAGGGCGACCAGGACTGTTTTTTGTGTCGGTAGCGGTCCGTCACTCACTCGTGAGGACTGTGCTGCTATAGAAAAAACTGGCTGTTCAATCATCGCGGTTAACAATTCCTGGCAGATGTTCGATGACATTTATGCCTTATACGCCGGTGATTTGTCATGGTGGAAGCAATACGGATCCACCATACCGGGAGGGAGATTCCGCAAAGTGACAGCCAACCTGGCGGCGGCGAAATCATTTTCGTTGGAGTACAGGCGATATTGTGGACCGGCGGAAGGGGTAAATAGCGGCGCGCAGGCTATCAGTCTGGCTGCTGAATCAGGGGCTGAAGTAGTGGTATTAGTCGGCTATGACTGTTCTCTGCAAAACGGCCTTCATTGGCATGGCGCGCACCCTCAAGCACTACGGAATCCAACGCAGATGTCTATTTCAAAATGGCAACAGCAGTTCCTGGATACCCGCAAAAAACACGCAGATTTACATATTTTGAATGCAAGTAGGAGCAGTGCAATTCAATGTTTCCCAAGAATAAATTTAGAGGCAGTGATCGCGTTATTATCGTCGGCAGTGGCCCAAGCGCCGCAAACTTTGTTGCGCCGCGCGGAGTGCCGATTATAGCGGTCAATGGGGCCATCGACTGGCTGAACCGCGCTTCTTATTTTTTCACACTTGATCCATCGGCAGACAATATGCGGCGCGTTGGTCGTGGCCGCCGTCGCCGTGGTGTTTGTTATTGCATGGCACTACCCGATGTTAAAGAACGTGAAGTCAGAGACGGCGTTCTGTGCTTCCGTCGTGTGGCTGAACGTGGCATGGAGCCAAAAAATATGAATTCTCCCGAGTGGTGGGCGTGGCGCTGGTCCGCACATTTCGGACTTTGCGAAGATGAGAATGAAATTGCCAGCGGCAATAGTGCATATGGCGCTCTGAACCTGGCTTTCCATATCGGATTCAAACATGTCGCCCTGGTGGGCGTTGACGCTACACAAGAACCACGCGTTCACTCCGGCGGCACGCCAAAAAATCTAAGTCACCTGCCTTTGTTATTCCAGTCTGCGCGTGAACAGATTGACGTTGTTTCATGCGGGAAAATGGGAGGTATTCCGCAGATGACTCTTAAAGAATGGCTGAAGAATACATGATGGCACCCACAATTTATCACCGTATCGACGGTACCAAATACAGGAATGTCTGGGTTGTTGGTGATCTGCATGGTTGCTACACCAGACTGATGTCCGAACTCCATCGTGTGGATTTTGACCCGGCGCAGGATTTACTGATATCGGTCGGCGACCTTATTGATCGCGGTACTGAAAATGTCGAATGTCTGGAACTATTGCAGATGCCCTGGTTCAGGGCAGTGATGGGGAACCATGAGCGGCTGATGATTGATGCGTTAAGTCCAGATGGCAACGTGAATAACTGGCTAATGAATGGCGGACAATGGTTCTTCATGCTGGACACTGATCAGGAAATATTAGCCTGGGCGCTGGTGGAGCTGGTAAAGCGTCTGCCCTATATCATTGAGTTGAACACCGGGCAAGAAACTATCGTTATAGCCCATGCCGACTATCCGGATAATGAATACCAATTCGGTAAGGAGGTGCCGCTTTTCAACGTTGTCTGGGCGCGCGAGCGTATCAGTGATTCGATGGATGATATTGGTGGCGAAATTTCGGGCGCAGATCGTTTTATCTTTGGTCACACTCCGGTGAAAAGCCCGAAGACATTCTGGAATCAGCAGTATATCGACACTGGTGCCGTATTTTGCGGAAACCTGACATTGATGAAAGTGAAAGGTGATGGTGCAGCATGAAGATTGCTTTAGTTTTTCGCTCTGGTGGTGACTATAACGCTTCCGATGTGCAGTGGCTGGTTAATCAACTGCCAAAAGGCTATGAAATTATTTGCCTGACAGACCTGAAGCGTTTACATGTACCTGGCGTCAAAGTTGTCCCATTGATCAACCAGTGGCAAAAGTGCCGTGGCTGGTGGGCGAAAATCGAGTTGTTCCGACCGGATATAACAGATGATCTGTTCTATCTGGATTTGGACACAGTTATTGCCGGTGATATACGCCCAATCCTTGAGAATCCACCAACCAGCTTCACCATGCTTAGGGATTTTTACCATCCACAATATCGTGGTAGCGGTGCCCTGTGGATACCAAATAGTGTAAAAGCGCATATCTGGAGTTCATTCTGGCAAGATCCGGAAGGTTGGATTTCTCGTTGTGTCACTACTGAGTGCTGGGGTGATCAGGGGTTCTTACGGAAGGTTATGGGCGATGATACACCAGCATTTCAGGATCTGTATCCAGGATGGTTTGTAAGTTACAAGGCCGATGTTGTGGAACCTGGTTCAAAATATGCGAGCGCGCGTTACTCCAGGGGGAATGGGGCATTACCAAAGGACTGCCGAATAATCTTTTTCCACGGCAAACCGCGACCTCGCGAAGTGTCAGAGGATTGGCTTCCCCTTATTAGCTCGTTTTTTGAGCGAGAATCAGAATAATATTGCTCTAATAATTCCATATTTTTAAAACGTGATGTACACTCATCACGTTTTTTATTAGAGCAATCAAAAAGGTGCACTATGTGGCCATTCCGACGGAAATATCACTACTGGCTGATCGCCTTTGTTACGCCGACCGGCGGTATCAGGCATGTCATCACCAGGTATCGCAACAAGAGACTCACCTTAGCCAGAATTTTACAGGCTGCCATAGGTGAGGGACTGGATACAAATTGCGTAGTCCTTCCTCCTTCATACTTAGGAAAAATGACCGAAGCACAAGCTAATACGGAACTTTGAAATGAGCACTTCAGCACAAAACCAATCAATCGAAAATGTATCTATCCCTGATGTCCTGAATGCCGGTATCCCGGCCATTATCCAGAACATCCGGGCCGCGCAACGCCGCGTTAGTTGTGATGACCTCACAGCACGTTTTTTTGATAATGCGGTTCAGTCAGCGGAGATGCTTCACGCACAGCTTATTGATGTTTATAACGCAGAAGCTGATAGCCATAACTCCCTGGTAGATGCAGCTGAAAATATGCAGTTGGATCTCGGTCTGAAGGGTAAAGAAATTGAAGAGCTTCAGCTGCAAATTGAACATTTGAAATGCCAGCAACAGGACGCGATCGACGATGCGACGCATGACGCCAACCAGCGTGCTGATAATGCCGAACGTATAAGCATTGAGCTGGAAACAAAACTCAATGAAATGACCGCGATGGTTGAACTGCGGAACTCACAGATTTCAACGCTAAAATCTCAATATAAAGAGATCATGAAACTTGATCCTTTTAACCTTGAGAAACGCTATAACAAAGCTAAAAGCGAGCGACAGGAACTGCGTAAGCAGGTCGCCGACCTTAACCAACAGCTCAAAAAAACTATTAAAGATGCAAGCGAAGCGCGCGTGGCATTTGCTAATAAAAAAGCAGAGGTTACCGCGCTGGTTAATGAGAATGCCAAATTTGCGACGCTCAAGAAGGAAATGTATGGCATTACTGAGCGCCGTTTCCCTGCAAGCAAACTTCATCCGACGTTAGGGCAAATCTCCTTCTTCCCGCGCCTCCTGGCTTATGGGATCTCATCGCCTAAAGAGTTCAATAACGAGCGTCCTTATATCGTTTCTAAGCTGGACTTTGCTTATCAGTTCTGCTGCGACATGGGCTATGCCATTGATATCCGAATCAACGAATGGTTGATGCCAAACTTCCAGCCGTTGGCAATTTTCCGCGAGTTCCAGCCGGAAGGTTGGGTAGAGTTCTTCCATGAATTGATCTGTAAAGAGATGGAAAGCCGCCGCCCGGAACTGGTCCGTCGAGTTGAGTGGGCGCAAGAGGTTATGTTAGCAGATGCAGAGCTGCCGTTCGAACCGGAATTCATTGATGATCTGGCAACTAAAGGGCTGCATACCCTGTTTGATGTGGTTACCCGCCGTCATGAGCAGTTGGTTGTCGAATTGGGTTTAGAGGAAACTGCGGCAAGAAGACTTCTCGATGTTTGCTATGCACGTAGCGATGCATGGGAAAAAGAGAACGGCGGCACTATTTACGTTCGCTGATAGTTACAGTGTCACTTTTAATGCTGGTGGAGTGCTCCCACCAGCATTTTTTTCGTCCAATGAGGAGGGCATTTGAGTATTTTCAATAAACACGCACACCAGGAACGTCCGTACATCGTCATAGTAGATATTGATGGGACGATATCAGAGGCAACGGAAGACAGGCTGCATTTACTTCCACCACCTGGCAAAGGTGCATTAACAGAGCACTGGAACGAGTTTAACCTTGCCTGTGACACTGATGCTCCCATCACTCCAGTTATTGATATGGTGCGCCAGTTGTCCGGCATTTACACCCTCTGGTTTGTAACCGGGCGCTGTGAGATAGCCAGGGATAAAACACGAGCCTGGTTGCGTAAGCACGTAACAAATGGGGCTGAGCCTTTGCTATCTATGCGTCCTGCCACCGATGACAGAAATGACGGTCCAGCAAAGATTGATCTCCTGAAGAAAATTGGTCTAAGTAAAATTGCGTTCGCGCTGGAAGATAAGATTGAAGTGGCGCGTGTTTTCAGGAGTCACGGCGTACTTACGTTAATGGTCAGGGAGTATGAAAACGCGCTTCTCCATCAACAATAATTGCTCTAATAAGTCTTGATTTTTAAAACAGAGAAAGTGAGAATAAAAACATGCCGCAAGGCGCGGCATGTATCCAATCAATCACAGGAGCTGAAAATATGAACACGGCATTCAAAATCATTATGGCCGCGATCTATTTCTGGCTGTTCTCTATCATTTTTGGCGGCATCGTTGCGCATGGGTAAGGGGAGTATATTAGCCATTTGGAACCCCACGGTCTCTTGCGGGTTTAATTAAGAACCCGCAAGAAAAACACGAATTGGGCTATATTTTTCCGCCTACGCCTTTAAACTTCTCAATAAACGAGACGATTTTCTGGAAAACTGCCTGTTTTTTCGTTTTATATTGCGGATTCAACGGACTAAGTTTTGGTAATGTTTCGTTTAATTCTGTGCCATTTTCGGTGGCGTATTCGCGTTTTAAAGACGTGCGAATATAGCGTTTTGCTGCTTCTTCATTGAGGTTTTCTTCTTTTATCAATGCTTCTGCTTCACGTTGCTGTTCGCGTTGAGCAAACGTAAAGAATGCCTCAATGATACTGGCTTTGTCTGGTAAATCATCCAGGTTCGTTTGCTGAATAAAATCGACCACCAGGCCCTCTTTCGCCCGGTTTCCCAGGCTTGAACGAATTAAGCGTTTGACCTCTTCGATCATTTCGCCCTTGCCTTTATTTTGTCTGTTGTGTTCGAAAATCAGTCCAAGGATATAATCCAGGTTTATTTCCTGAGACTTCAGCAAATCGACCTCAAAAACTACATCATCCCAGTCAGTGGTTGATTTCTCTTTTTTCTCAGCTTCTTTCTCACGGCGCTGCCAGTCGCGAATATCGTTATAGGCAGAACGATAATCCTGAATCTTGCGATCAGCAGGGAGACGAATTGTTTGCAATTCAGCGAACTTTTCATCATCCACATAATGTTCTGCTTTGAATTTTTCTACCGCAACAGGATCGCTAAGATCGATTTGTTGCAGGGCTTTTAGCGTGGCAAATTCATCATAGTTTTGCAGGATGTTCTCGGCACGCAGGTATTCGCCAAACAGTTTAACGAAGTCTTTCTTCTCTTTTTCACTTTCAATACTGGTAGGGTCAGGGAACCGTTGTTCCAGTTCTGAAACTACTGTCATGAAGCCGCGTTTAGCTTCACCAGTGGCAGCATCAGTAAAGCCTTCCATATACTCTGCATAACTCTTTTCTAAAACCACATTTTTGGTATTTTTGTCACCAAACAGCGTTATGGCATCAATGGTTGAGCGTTCCAGATCCCGGAACGTGACGATATTACCGAAGGTTTTAGTCGCGTCATAAATGCGGTTGGTGCGGGAGAATGCCTGCATCAGGCCGTGAAAACGCAAGTTTTTATCGACGAATAGCGTGTTCAATGTTGGAGCGTCGAAGCCGGTTAAAAACATCCCAACGACAATTAACAGATCGATATCCTGATTTTTAACCCGTTGGGCTAAATCACGATAGTAGTTCTGAAAACCGTTACTGTCGGTACTGAAGTTAGTTTTAAAATAGCTGTTATATTCACGAATTGCAGCGTCGAGAAACTCTTTAGCACTGCTGTCCATTGCGCTGGTATCAAAAGTTTCATCGGAAATTTCACCAATGGCATTTTGTTCTTCATTAGCGGCAAAGGAGAAGATTGTCGCAACACGTAGTGGTTTATAGGTAGCAGATTTATAAGCGGCTTCCTCTTGTAACCGTTTAAACGTCGCGTAATAGGCTTTCGCGGCATCCACGCTGCTCACTGCCAGCATGGCATTAAAACCTTTGGAGCCAGGGAAAGTACGGTGGGTTTTCTGGCGGAAGTTATTCAGGATATATTGCGTAATTTCCTGAATACGCATGGGATGAAGGAACGCCTGCTGATTTTCAGCCGCACTCAGTTTTTTCTCGTCAGTTTCTGTCTCTAAAGACTTAAACTGTGGCCGCACATCGTTGTAGTCCACCTTGAATTTAAGCACTTTTTCATCACGAATCGCATCGGTAATAACATATGAATGCAATTCACGGCCAAATACGCTGGCGGTCGTTTCTGAGCCTAAGGCGTTTTCCGGGAAAATAGGTGTGCCGGTAAAACCAAACTGATAATAGCGTTTGAATTTCTTCTTCAGGTTTTTCTGTGCTTCTCCAAACTGGCTGCGGTGACATTCATCAAATATAAACACCACTTGCTGATTGTATACAGGCAGGTCGCTTTCTGCTTTCATCAGGTTATTAAGTTTCTGAATAGTGGTGACGATAATTTTGTTATCGTCCTTATCCAGATTTCGTTTAAGACCTGCGGTATTTTCCGAGCCGTTGACGCTGTCTGGCGAAAAACGCTGATATTCCTTCATGGTCTGGTAATCGAGGTCTTTCCTGTCGACCACAAAGAAAACTTTATCAATAAAGTCCAGTTCTGTTGCCAGACGCGCGGCTTTAAAGCTGGTCAGGGTTTTACCGGAACCCGTGGTGTGCCAGATATACCCACCGCTTTCCGGTTTTGACCAGTTCTTCGCTGTAAAGGAGCTCTTAATTTTCCACAGAATGCGCTCGGTGGCGGCAATCTGGTACGGTCGCATCACCAGTAGCGTCTGACTACTGTCAAAAACGCTGTAGTTCACCAGAACATTCAGCAGAGTATGTTTCTGGAAAAAGGTAGCGGTAAAATCTTTGAGGTCTTTAATCAGCGTGTTGTCTGATTTCGCCCAGTTCATGGTGAAGTCAAAACTATTTTTATCGCGCTTTGTGGTGTTGGCAAAGTAACGGGTATCGGTGCCGTTAGAAATGACAAACAGTTGCAGATACTTAAACAGGGAATTTTCGCTGTTAAAACTCTCTTTACTGTAACGATGTATCTGGTTGAAAGCCTCACGAATCGCCACGCCGCGCTTTTTCAGTTCGATTTGCACCAGAGGCAAGCCATTAACCAGGATAGTTACGTCATAACGGTTAGCGTGAGAACCTGCCTGTTCAAACTGCTGGATAATCTGCACTTTGTTGCGCATGAGATTCTTTTTATCTATCAGATAGATGTTCTCAAGACGCCCGTCGTCAAAAATAAAGTCGCAAATATAGTCGATATGGATTTTACGGGTCTTATCCAGAATGCCATCGCTCGGGTTGTCCAGATACTGCTCCGTGAAACGCCGCCACTCGCTGTCATTAAACACCACACCATTGAGGCTCTGAAGCTGTTCCCGAACATTGGACAGCATAGCCGACTGAGATTTTACGGATATAAATTCATAGCCCTGATTCCGCAGGTCCTGAATCAGTTCACGTTCCAGGTCCGATTCACTCTGGTAGCTGTCGCCTGTTGGCTCAGCTTTGATGTACTTATCAAGGACGATAAAGTTATTGGATTCAGCAATAGTGTGTGTCTGATGAGTCATAGCGCATCCTTTGTGCCGTCTGGCAAGGGCCGGAAGGGAGTTAAGGGTGACTTCCGGCACGTAAAAAATAGTCTATATACAGACCGGATGTTAAGGTGGTCCGGTCGGTAGCAATGGTCAATTAATTACTGACAGTTTCAGGTTTCGGGAAACTGAACAGTAAGTCACGATAGTACTCGTATTGTTTCTGGCGCAACTCGATTTCACGCGGGAGACCTTCGGTGATGGAGTTGGTCAGGGTGTCGAATTTATCGAGCAGAGCAGATATTCGCTCTTGTTTCTGTTTATCAGGCAATGGCACTGGTAATGTTTTTATAATATCTGCATTCAAGTTACTGACCGACCCGCTATTGATTTTACTTTCCCAATAATTTTTCACCTTTTTTGATGAAAGATAGTGATACAGATAATCAGCATTTAATTTTTCACCAAAATTGCTGATTGATGCCCATCCATCATGGATAGCTCCGGTTATCCTTAAAATATATGGTCTGCCAAAGCTCATAGAGTTAGAAATGACGAAATCACCGGGGTTCAAGATTCGCGATTTTTGGGCACCCTCTGCAGTTATTTTTTGTAAGGTTTTGTCAATGTATTTAGAGCCGGGGATAGTATCTCCGATTTTAATCCATGGGATACCATTTCCTTGTTCAGTAAGATAATTAACAATTGGCCTGGGGGATGCCCCACGTTGTATTTTGGCTACTTCTCCCAATGCCTTCCACTCAACCTCACCCTCTTTAAAACTCAGCAACTGGTCGCGATAGTAGTTGTACTGTTTTTTACGCATGTTAAGCTCAGCGGTAAGCTCAGCGGTAAGCTCAGCGGTAAGTGCAGTAAATTTGTCCAGAATCCGAACGATTTCAGACTGGATGGCGAGGGATTTTTCCGGATTATCCGGGCAGGGAATTGGGATGAGTAGTTTTGACATCAATGCATTTGAGCTTAGATTCGGTTGTGCTCCGCCCCCGGCGAGGATATAAATAGTCTCTGTATTTAACAATAAAAAATGGTATAAATAATTATTGTTTAGAATATTTTCTTTGGGTATGAATTTTCCAACCCGTTGGTTAAGATAACATTTTGTTCCTTTTTTATAAATTCCCACTTTTCCTGTAGTGGCACCTGACATTGCAATCAATATATTTCCCATAGATACCTCAAAGGAGGATAAATCTTCCTTGTAATCATTTAGTGAAAAGTATTTCACCTCATCTAAGTCAACATTAAATCCATCTATATTTGTGATTCTAACTATCGGTAACCCAGTTTCTTTAAATAAGCTGCTTTTAAATGCAAATCCATTTTTAAAATCACAAACATCCTTCAAGGGTTTCCACTCAACCTCAACCCCATCCAGCAATTTTTCCAGATAACTCAACTCGCTCATTTCTGCACCTCGCAGCCTTCAATTTCAGCCACAATCGCATCAATATCTTTACGCAACTGGTCGATTTTGCTGACCGTGATTTTCAGCTCTGCATTCAACTCAGCGATATCGATAATTTCGCGAGTATCTTTCGCTTCAACATAGCTGCTCACCGACAGGTTATAGTCATTAGCAACAACGGTCTCAAACGCGACTGATTTCGCCAGATGAGCAACATCTTCCTTGCTGGCAAATACCTGCATAATCTGTTCGATATGGGCATCGGTCAGGATATTGTTGTTGGTCTCTTTTTTGAATAGTTCGCTGGCGTCAATAAACTGAACTTTTGTATCTGTTTTATGTTTAGACAACACCAGAATGTTTACGGCAATGGTGGTGCCAAAGAACAGGTTCGGTGCCAGTGAAATCACGGTTTCGACATAGTTATTATCAACCAGATACTGACGGATTTTCTGCTCCGCGCCGCCACGGTAAAAAATACCCGGGAAGCAAACAATCGCAGCACGACCTTTGGCAGAAAGATAGTTCAGCGCATGTAGTACAAAGGCGAAGTCAGCTTTTGATTTGGGGGCCAGAACGCCAGCCGGGGCAAAACGTTCATCGTTAATCAGCGTCGGGTCATCGCTGCCAATCCATTTCACCGAATACGGCGGGTTAGAAACGATGGCATCAAACGGTTTTTCATCTCTGAAGTGTGGTTCAGTCAGCGTATTGCCCAGCTTGATATCAAACTTGTCGTAGTTGATGTTGTGCAAAAACATGTTCATACGCGCCAGGTTATAGGTCGTATGGTTGATTTCCTGACCAAAAAAACCTTCTTCGATGATATGGTCATCAAACTGTTTTTTAGCCTGCAACAACAGCGAACCGGAGCCTGCTGCCGGGTCGTAGATTTTGTTAACGTGGGTCTGCCCGTGCATAGCCAGTTGTGCAATCAGCTTAGAGACGTGCTGCGGTGTAAAGAACTCGCCGCCGGACTTACCGGCATTCGCGGCATAGTTAGAAATCAGGAACTCATAGGCGTCACCGAACAGATCAATCTGATGTTCGGTGAAGTCACCAAGTTTTAACCCTTCAACCCCTTTCAGAACCGCAGCCAGGCGGGCATTTTTATCTTTAACGGTGTTACCCAGGCGGTTACTGGTGGTATCGAAATCAGCAAACAAACCTTTGATGTCTGCTTCTGAAGGGTAGCCGTAAGCAGAACTTTCGATAGCAACGAAGATACTGTTTAAATCTGCATTCAGTCTGTCATTGGTATTTGCTTTCGCAGCTACGTTGCAGAAAAGCTGGCTTGGGTAGATGAAGTAGCCTTTGGTTTTGATGGCATCGTCTTTAATGTCATCAGTAATTACGCTGTCATCCAGTGCTGCATAACAGATGCTGTCATCATCGGCTTCCATATAGCTGGAAAAATTTTCGCTGATAAAACGATAAAAAAGCGCGCCCAGAACGTACTGCTTAAAATCCCATCCATCGACTGAACCCCTGACATCGTTAGCAATTTGCCAGATCTGGCGATGAAGTTCTGCACGTTGTTGAATACTTGTCATTTTCTTCCACTTATTTCAGGCTTAAGTAATTGGCGGTGATTCTACAGCAACTTTGATGCTTTAGCAGTTCGGACATTAGGCAACGAATGACCTAATTAGAGCTTTTTGGAAAAGCGGTATTGTCGGTGCGATGATAGCTATGTTTGGGTTCGCGATGGTGCAATACAATGACGGTGAAAAGGTAAGCATCCAGTCTGATGGCTGGTATGGGCTGGATAGCCTGCAAAAAACCGCAGATAAAGCCTGTCAGCAATATGGAAAGTCTAAAGCCGTATATCAGCATAGCGCGAACGCTAATCCACATCTCGCGCCCGGCACGGGCGTTCAGAACACTATTTGGAAATGCGAACCATAACGCAGGTTGGCTTTTTACATCTTGGGCCGAATACTGATTCCGCGCTAAGTTGTTTGTGCGGAAGTGACACTGTGGAGCTTAGAAATAGTAAATACTGGTGGGCAACAAATTGAGCCTTCACACGCTCACCAGCACACACAAAAAATGGTTAAACAGCAAGGGAATTAATATCTCAGCGCGACATTAAATAAGCCAGCGCACGCCTCTGTTTATCACTGACTTGAAAAACCATATCAGAACCACGATGAAGACAATCGCCAGCACTTGGCTAAGAACAGGCGCATTTAAAAATGCACTTAGAAACTGAAAAAATACAATCATCAGGGTAATCCTCGTCAAATGTAAAGCTGTGTGCTCTCACGTTGACGTAGAAACCCAACCTCTATATAGTTGGATTCGGTGAAAGAAAGTCGTTAACGTGAACTTACGGCACATGTTTTCGGTATAAAAATCAGGGAACTGTGAATTCCTTGATGTAGTTGGGGCCTGTAATGCAGGCCCTATCTATTAATGTCATGATTACATCTCAAATTTTCTCCTTATCATTATTATTTAATAAAATTCAATTAATAAAATATCCATTTCCTGTGTGTGCAAACACAGTATGAGGAAAATGGCCTCGTTGCAAGTGCATAACTTTGTGGATAACTCTGAAGGCGAATTTACATTTCGGCGCACCGCAAGCCAGATAAGCTGTGCGCAAAAAGCAATGGGGTGAGAAAAAAACTTTGAAGATATTGCGGCGACTAAATAATAGCCGTTATTCAATTATTCTGGATGGGATTTAATATGAACGAATGGAACATAGCAGCCAAAAGCCAGGAAGAAAGGAATAAAGTTAACGTTGACCTGGCTGCCAGGGGGGTTGCCTACAAAGAGCGATTGAACATACCTGTCATAGCTGAACAGGTAGCCCGCGAGCAACCAGAGAATCTGCGCACCTATTTCATGGAACGTCTACGGCACTACCGGCAGTTAAGCCTCCAGTTGCCAAAAGGGAACGATCCGGCATATCAGAAAACAGAATAGTTGTTAGGCTATTACGCAATGCCCGCGCCATTCATAGCGGGTTTTAAGCCATATTCACCGTTGTAGAAATTACTCATGTTCCATTCATTGGGAAGCTCTTTTCTGTCCAATGTATAGTGGCGTACGATATAACGATCTTCATCTTCTTCGATGGACAGGCGGACATAGCCAATGTGAATTACCGATACGGGCGGCGTCCGTATTGCATAGATGTCGCGGAGATATACCGGTAGCTCGACAAATGCGTCAGGTGCATCTGTGATGCTCATTTTTTCACAGTATTCATATAACGCATCGTTGATATCGTTAAGAGATTCATGATCGTATATTTCCAGGTAATTACCGCGATCGCGATGGTACTCGATTTTAGCCATTCAAAATCCCCTGTTATCGTTTTGCATTTCTCTAATCCGGTTCAGAACTACTTCATGCTGGGCTTGGATAGCGGCTTTTTCGTTTTCAAGTCGGGCAATAGACATCTCTAATTCTTTGCTGTACCAGGCGAGTTGGGCCAGGTTCATCCGGTTGTGGTCGAGAGTTGGAGACACTTCGACGCGATCCCTTTCTTCCTGCTTTAATGAGAAGAGATTCATCTCATCCCTAGAGGAAAATTCAGCAACAATTTCTTGTTGATGATCCGGTCGCTGCGGCATCCTCGCCAGTATAAATGGCGGTTCTTTTGAAAACATGAATGTCGGTTCATAACGTGTTTTTACCCAGCTTGCCTGCTGTCTTTCGGCAAGTTCACAGGCTTCATCATAGTTATTTGCCAAACCAAGCACGGATGGACGGTCCCACGCCCCACCATTCAGACAATAAACTACAATTTTCCCGTCAGGTTGTGTAACCCCATATGGATGGTCCCACCAGGCGTCCAACTGAGCTTTAGAGCGTTTCTCGTTAGGAGTGCAGTCAAAATTTTTGGGCAATACAGGATCGAGAGGAATGCGGGCAGGCATAGCTAATTCCTTATTAACTGATTGGCAACGAGGTTACGCTGATCCGTTGGTGATGAATAGTAGCAAAGCGCACAAAATCATCTGCGGTGGTTGATGTACATAACGCGTTTGCACCAAAGGTGTCTCTTTAATGTATACTGTATAAATGAACAGTATTATTGAGGTGAAAACGCTATGGGCTTCCCTTCTCCTGCGGCGGATTATGTTGAAAGCAGAATTTCTCTTGATCAGCAACTAATCAGGCATCCATCAGCGACCTACTTCATGCGGGCGGCAGACAGCCATCACCGCGAGGGAATATTGCAGGGTGCTTTGCTGGTGGTTGATTCTTCGCTTACTCCAGTTGATGGTTCGCTGCTTGTGTGCGCTATGGAGGGTGAATATCGCATAAAGAGATACCGAAAGTATCCGCGCCAGCACCTGGAGGATTTAAGCACCGGGAAGAAAGAGGCGTTACCAGTAGATGACGATGGTTACACGGGCAGTAATGCTGTTTTTGGTGTGATCACTCATGTCATCAATGATGCCCGAAGTGGGGAATTTGATGATTGTCCGGTTATTTAAGCTGCAAAGTGCTGGTGCTTTATGCCTGTGAAGTTTATAATTGTGTACACATAACGAGTACACGAGGTGTTTATGCAATCCATTAACTTCCGTACCGCGCGCGGCAACCTTTCTGAAGTGCTCAACAATGTTGAAGCCGGGGAAGAGGTTGAAATCACCCGCAGAGGCCGTGAGCCAGCAGTAATTGTCAGCAAGGCTACTTTTGAAGCCTACAAAAAAGCGGCGCTGGATGCTGAATTTGCATCCCTGTTTGACACCCTGGACTCCACCAACAAGGAACTGGTTAACCGATAATGAGGCATATATCACCGGAAGAACTTATTGCGCTTCATGATGCGAATATAAACCGCTACGGCGGCCTGCCGGGAATGTCAGATCCGGGTAGGGCAGAGGCCATTATCGGGAGAGTTCAGGCCAGAGTTGCCTACGAAGATATCACCGACCTTTTCGAAGTCTCCGCCACCTACCTGGTGGCTACTGCGAGAGGGCATATATTCAATGATGCCAATAAGCGTACCGCGCTAAACAGTGCGCTGCTATTTCTACGCCGTAACGGGGTGCAGGTATTTGATTCACCAGAACTGGCAGACCTTACCGTAGGGGCTGCGACCGGAGAGATATCTGTATCTTCTGTCGCCGACACGTTACGTAGATTGTATGGTTCTGCGGAGTAGATTAATGGCACGTAAATACAACAAATTGTCCCGTGAAGCGTTAAAGATGCTTCTTGATGGCGTGAGTCGCCGCGAGGTAAAGCAATACCTGGTTGGTAAGCAAATTGGTGCCAGGACAGCTATTGCTGTGTTATGCCGTCAGGAAATGGTTGTGCTTAAACAGAGAATGCCGGGCAGCAGATAAAGCCCAATCAGTGATTAAAGGTGTGATGTGAAAGCCGTAATTACTCCCTTTGTACAGAAAGAGCTTGGCCTCGCCACGTTCAAAGTGGATCAGGAGGTCAGAAAGCTGGTGGAGGCTGGCCGTAAATTTATTATGGAGCCGGTGCCGCGTGAGTTAATCGAGCACATGGACGACGGCCTCGTTGTTTCCGAGCAAACTATGGCAACAAATGAGGCGTTGCAGCCGTTTTTTAACAGCGATGAACTGTTTCGCCGTATTGGTGGAATTGACGCGCTGGTGGCGTGGTTGCGTAGGAAAGAGGGTCAATGCCAGGCCGCAGATCGTAGTTGGTGTGACAACCATATTGTCCACGCTGAACGAGACAATAGCGCGGTGTTGTTGTGCTGGCATCACGATAACCATTATCGGATGCGTGGTTTTAATGAGCTGAAAGAAACGCTGCACAATAATCGCGTTAACTGGATACTGGATGTCGCCCGTCAGGAAATGGGCCTTTCAAATAGCCATGATTTAAGTATTCAGGAGCTGTGCTGGTGGGCTTTCATGCGCAACATGATGCACCTGATGCCGGAAGAAGTCTGCCGCATATCAATAAATAAGATGAAGGCTACTCCGCAGGATAGCGGACCTCTGAAAGAGGCGGATATTCGCCCGTATGACGATCGCGCTACAGCATATGTTCAGATGATGGAAGAACGCGCCGCGCCGATGCGTGCAAAAGTATGCCCTGTGGATGTTGACTCCGACCCAGGTATGGCGCATTTCAAGATACCAAAACTTCAATCGCTAAAATTGCCCGAGTACATGGACTTTGTGGCTTCCCGTCCATGCTGTGGCTGTGGAGCTGCGGGAGCTGGCGCTCACATTACGCCTTATATCGTTCGTCATAGTCGATTATGCGCGCATGACATTTATGCTATTCCTCTGTGCCAGTCATGCCAGCGTGATATTGAGCGTGACCGCGATAATTGGGAGAAGACGCACGGTAGGCTGGCGATGCATCAACGATTGTTCTTTGATTACGCGCTTGGAGTCGGCGCTATCACAAGTCATTCGTCGAGTGTTAGATAAAATTGCTCTAATGTATTGCTATTTCTTTAATCTAGGGTATTATATTCGACGTTGATTAGTTGACATGGGCTAATCAGTAGGTGACAGGATGTTACTTAACTGGCAGGGACGCCACTTCATGGAAATAAATCACTCACGAATAACATCGTACGAGATTGCGGATTACATGATCCGCACTAAATCTCTTCTATCAGCGAAAGAACTCGCAGCAATTCTTGAAAAGGAATACCCGCATCTGGATGTCGATAAGCGCGATGTTTATCTGCGCTTAAAGGCTATCGCTGTGTCTAAGTATTCGTCTGTTTTGATTGATGACAGTACACGCCCACGTAGATTTCAGATCCACTCTCTGAATCCTGAATTCTTTCGCCGCAGTCGCGCTCCGCGCCGGTTTGATGAAAAACTCCAGAACGAACTCTATATGACGCAGGACGAAAAGGAACGCCGGGAGCACCAGCCTTGGGTAATGGCGCGTCAACTTTTCAATAAGGTGGTCCGTCAGCACCGTCATTACGGTAATGCCACATCCGCACGTATCTGATTGATTGCTTGCCCGTTCCGGGCCTTTTGACATGTGACTTTCGTTACCCTCGCGTCAAAAAGAGTTTTATACGAAAGGAAGCATAAGTGACCTGGGACGATCACAAGAAGAATTTTGCTCGCCTGGCGCGAGATGGTGGTTACACCATCGCACAATATGCCGCCGAGTTTAATCTCAACCCAAACACCGCACGTCGTTATCTCCGTGCATTCAAAGAAGACACCGGAACAGCGGACAGCCGTAAGCCAAATAAGCCTGTCAGGAAACCACTAAAAAGCATGATCATTGATCACGCTAATGATCAACGTGCAGGTGATCACGTTGTGGCTGAAATGGCTGAAAAACAAAGAGTTAATGCTGTTGTCAGTGCCGCAGTCGAGAACGCTAAGCGCCAAAATAAGCGCATAAATGATCGTTCTGATGATCATGACGTGATCACCCGCGCCCACCGTACCTTACGTGATCGCCTGGAACGCGACACCCTGGATGATGATGGTGAACGCTTTGAATTCGAAGCTGGCGATTACCTGATAGATAACGTTGAAGCGCGGAAGGCCGCGCGCGCTATGTTGCGTCGGTCCGGGGCCGATGTTCTGGAAACCACACTTCTGGAAAAGTCTCTTTCTCATCTCCTTATGCTGGAGAACGCCAGGGATACGTGTATTCGCCTGGTGCAGGAAATGCGCGATCAGCAAAAAGACGATGATGAAGGTACTCCGCCTGAATACCGTATCGCGAGCATGCTAAACAGCTGTTCCGCGCAGATAAGCAGCCTGATCAACACCATTTACAGCATCCGGAATAACTATCGAAAAGAAAGCCGGGAGGCGGAAAAGCACGCTTTGTCTATGGGGCAAGCTGGCATTGTTAAGCTGGCATACGAACGAAAGCGTGAAAATAACTGGTCAGTGCTGGAAGCAGCTGAATTCATCGAGGCGCATGGCGGGAAAGTGCCGCCCCTGATGCTGGAGCAAATCAAAGCCGATCTGCGTGCTCCTAAGACAAATACCGATGATGAGGAAAGGCAAACTGCCGTCGGTGGCCCTTCTCTTGAAGATCTGGACAAAGTTGCGCGAGAACGGGCCGCCAACCGCCGCGCCGATGCTGCATTGTGGATTGAGCAACGTAGGGAAGAAATCGCCGATATCGTTGATACAGGCGGTTATGGAGATGTTGATACTGAAGGTGTATCAAACGAACCATGGCTGGAACAAGACCTGGACGAAGACGAGGAGGAAGACGAAGAAGTTACCCGCAAGCTATACGGGGATGATGATTAATGGCCAGAAGTTGCGTAACGGATCCACGTTGGCGCGAGCTGGTGGCGCTATATCGTTATGACTGGATTGCTGCCGCTGATGTTTTGTTCGGCAAAACACCTACCTGGCAGCAGGATCTGATTATTGAGTCTGTGCAGGAACAGGGTAGCAAGACATCTGTTTCGTCTGGTCACGGTACCGGGAAATCAGACATGACTTCTATCATGATCATGTTGTTCATAATCATGTATCCCGGTGCCCGCGCCATTATCGTTGCGAACAAAATTCAGCAGGTAATGACCGGTATATTCAAGTACATCAAGATAAACTGGGCTACTGCCACCAGCCGTTTTCCATGGCTTGCTGATTATTTTGTTCTGACAGAAACCGCTTTCTATGAGGTTACTGGTAAAGGTGTATGGACTGTAGTACCGAAGGGCTTTCGTCTGGGAAGTGAAGAAGCTCTCGCCGGTGAACACGCAGATCATCTTCTGTATATTATCGATGAAGCCTCCGGTGTCAGTGATAGAGCTTTCGGTATCATCACCGGTGCTCTTACCGGACAGGATAACCGCATCTTATTACTGTCACAGCCTACACGCCCAAGCGGCTATTTCTACGATACTCACCATAAACTGGCCAAGCGTCCTGGTAACCCTGATGGCGTTTATACGGCGATCACGCTTAACAGTGAGGAATCACCGCTGGTAACGCCAGCATTTATCAAAATGAAGCTGGCGGAGTACGGCGGGCGTGATAACCCTATGTACATGATTAAGGTACGCGGACTATTCCCTAAATCACAGGATGGCTTCCTTCTTGGACGTGATGAGGTTGAACGTGCGACGCGGCGGAAAGTCAAGATTGCCAAAGGATGGGGCTGGCTTGCATGTGTGGACGTTGCTGGTGGTACGGGACGGGATAAGTCCGTTATCAATATCATGATGGTGTCCGGCCAGAGAAATAAACGCCGTGTAATCAACTATCGAATGCTGGAATACACAGACGTTACAGAAACGCAGCTTGCCGCCAAAATTTTCGCAGAATGTAATCCTGAGCGATTCCCAAATATCACCATAGCGATAGACGGCGATGGGCTGGGTAAAGCAACAGCGGATCTGATGTACGAGTATTATGGTATTACCGTACAGCGTATACGCTGGGGTAAAAAGATGCATAGCCGTGAAGATAAGAGCCTGTACTTTGATAAACGTGCTTATGCCAATGTTCAAGCCGCAGAGGCCGTAAAATCTGGTCGTATGAGACTGGATAAGGGTAATGAAACTATTGAGGAAGCGTCGAAAATCCCTGTAGGGATTAACTCCGCAGGTCAATGGAAGGTGATGAGTAAGGAGGATATGAAGAAAAAACTCAACCTGCACTCACCAGACCATTGGGATACATATTGTTTCGCTATGCTGGCGGATTATGTTCCCCAGGATGAAGTGCTTAGCGTCGAAGACGAAGCGCAGGTTGATGAAGCTCTGGCATGGCTTAATGAATGAACATTTGCTCTAATGAATTGTGTTTTTTAACTACCGATGTTACATTGAACCTGACCTCTTGCGCCTTGAGGCATTTTCGGTTTATGCTTATCAGGCACCTCATTAAAACGGGTGCCGGGATTGAGACCCCGGATAATGCAAAAGGCGACACAGACGCCAAAAGCGTCTTTTTTTGTGTCATGCCATCGCACAGCCATACGTAGCGTTTAGCTCAGAGATCAATGGTAGTGCTGGCTGGGCTGCCGAAAGGCAGGCCGGTTCCCTTTTGCGCCGGTAGTCTCAACCCAGTCAGTGCTACCGCCATTGAGATTGAGACCTCACGCGGTAGCTCCTTAAATTAGCAAAAGGAGGCTGCCATTGTGGCTACTATCCCTACCCCTGCTCATCCTGAATTTATCTGGCGCTTTTACTCCTGCCAAAAACGTCACTATCACTTCGTTATTGCACCGACAGAAGATGAGGCACGTTCTCAGCTTCCTGACGCCCCATGTATTTTCTCTGCCCGTTTTTCCACTGATTCACGCAATTCTCTCAGTTACTGGTGCCTCCCTGTTAACGCTTCTGCTCAGGAGGGACTATGAGAACATCGTTAGTTACCCGTGAAGAGATGATCGAGGCAATTGAACAGCACACTGCCTGTATCAGTACCAGGGATATACCTGGCGTTATTGCCAACTACTTCATGATCACCAAACAACTTTACCGGAGAAAGGACAAACACGCAGTTCACCGCATTCTGCTAACCGATATCCGTGAATACCTGCTCGAACAGGGTCATCTAAATTACGCAACCGTCGCAGCCGAAGCACGCAAGGAGGCACACAGAATGAAAGCAACTAACGTTAAATCAGAAAAAATTTATGCACCTTCAGTTCAGGAATCGGAACTGGTGGTTGTTCAGAATCAGCCGGATGAAATTCCCGTTCTGGAATGGCAGGGAGTACGTGTCGTGACAACCGAAACTCTTGCTAGAGGGTATGGGGTCGATGAAGCCAATATTCGCAACAATTTGTCTCGCAACCTTGACCGCTTTGAAGAAGGTAAGCATTACTTTCTTCTAACTGGTTTAAAATTAAGAGAATTTAAGAACAGAGTAACCGGAAGTTACTCTGTTGGTAAGAACGCCAGAAGCCTTACACTCTGGACAGAGCGCGGCGCTGCACGCATGTCTAAGATCGTGGACACAAATGAAGCATGGGCATTCTTTGAAAAACTGGAAGACAGCTACTTCCGGCAAAAAGAACAGCAACCGGTTGCAATCCCCCAAACATTACCAGAAGCCCTACGCCTGGCTGCCGAACTGGCTGAACAAAAGCAGCTTCTGGAACAGAAAGCCCACCAGCTAAATCAGCAGCTGGTGGCCGCCGCTCCTAAGGTCGATTTTGCCGACCGGGTATCAGTAGCTAAAGGGATCCTGATTGGGAATTTTGCAAAGGTTGTTGGACTTAAGCAAAATGCGCTGTTTGCCTGGTTACGGGAGAACGGCATCCTGATAGCGTCCGGTGGACGTAAAAATGTGCCGTTCCAGCAGTACATCAACGCGGGGTATTTCACGGTGAAAGAAGTGGTGCTGGATGATGAAGATGGCTACCAGATACGGTTGACGCCTCAATTAACGGGTAAAGGCCAGCAGTGGTTGACGCGTAAACTGCTCGATGCTGGCTTGTTAAAACCGGTGGCGGCTGAATAATGGAAGAATGCCCGGTTGATGCCGGGCATAATTTATTGCGCGCTTTCGGGGTTGTCGTTTACTGGCTGCCCCTTCTTGGTTTTACGGCTGCGCGTAACTGATGCGGCTGACTTAACCTTTTTCTCTTCGCGAGTGATGGCAATTTGTTTTTTTACATTTTCAATATCTGCCAGGCGATATATTTTTGCTTGCGGCCAGCGGTCGCAGATGATCGGTTCTATGGAGTCATAAAGGCTAAATTTTGCTTTTTCGAATTCACCGTTGATGATAATTCCATCACGGAGAGTTTCATCGCAGATAAACACGCCACACAGTGGCACATGGTAACTAACTGATTTACCATCATTGTAGTTAGGGCTACTGGAAATGTAGTGGACGCGCAGCATTGTTTCGCTAAAGCCGTGTACGCGCATACGGAATTTTTCATCCTCCGGGTACTGCCTCATTAGCTCTTTTGTTGCTTCCAGGTTCTCTATGTATTTCGCACTGTGCTCATTGATCCCCGCGCTTTTTTGGATGCGAATGTCCTTATCAATCAGATGAATAATGCGGCCAGCGGTCATGTTGACGCTGTTCACAGCTTCTGTCTGATAAGTTGTAACCTTGCGCACACCGCGAAGGATGTTAGGCACTGGATATAAAATAGTCTTTGGGATATTGAGGTCTGGGTACTGTTCCAGTTCCCGCGCCATTAAAGTCCATTTATCAATTTCAGCCTGAATGCTGTCAGTTTCTTTGAACGGTAGAACGACAACCGGGCGTACAGGACGACCGTCGCTGGCTGTATCAACGTGTTGGGCGCGTGCAACAGCTTTTTTTAGAAAGAGATCCCTGAAGCTGACGAACTCCTGGTACAGTTGTTCGCCGTAGACATAATTTATCATTGATCCTCCTCCAGAATTGACATGGTCAATAACGCCCGGCTGAGAAAACCGGTCATTACTGACCTATATTATAGAGGGATCAAACAAAAATAATAGATTTATTAGTGCATTTATTGTGAGTCTAACTGGTTAGTTGCCATGAGATATTCGATTGTGTCAGTGAGATCATCCAGGTCGTCTTGGGTGATGCGGTACTCCTGATTGGATATCTTTGAGTAGTGTTCAGCAATGGCGCGGGCAGCGTCGGTTTCGGCAGGGTCTACAGATAAAGCGTTAGAGCAATGTCTAACGTCGTCGATGGTTGGTTGAATGAAAGCCATAATTATGCCTCACTGTATTGACAACACAGAGCCTGAAGCTCTGACCTACTGTTTCACCCATGATCCATGCTGGGGTAATCTAACAACATTGCGCTGTGTGTAAGATGAGCAATGCATAGCTGTAATGCCGTTGTATAAGGTTTCCCTGTTTGCTCATTTCCTTCTGAGCCGCTCTACAACGCTGAAGACACATTAAATAGTGAATCCAAAGTCGTATTACGTAACGGCGGCAAAACCATAATTTATTAGAGCAATTGTCAAACAACTATGAAAAACAATCCAGTTTTTAGCTGGTGGAGTGGGATTTTTCTCTCAAAATTTATTGCTCTAATAATTATTGATTTTTGTGCGCAGCTGGACGTAAACTCCTCTTCGGACCTGATAACTTCGTATAGCATACATTATACGAAGTTATCTTAAGGGTTATTGAACATGATCAATTTACCTGTAAATCCATACAGTTCAATACCTTACAGGTCAAATAGTGATCACTTGATCATTTGATCAAGGTTGCGCTACGTAAAATCTGCGAAATGTTGGCAGTGTTAGTGCTCCAGATTTCGCGTAGCGCACTTAGCACCACCAATCAATCAGAGGTGAAAAATGGGATATTCAGCTGCTAAAGTGTCCACTCATATTGAGCTTGAGAAAAACCGTGGTTACTGGCGGGCAAAAGGGTTTGATCGTGATAGTTGTCAACTGTCATTATCGCGCGGTGAAGAGAAAATAGAACGCACGCGCGGTCGCTGGCGTTTCTATGACGAGAACCATAAACAGGTAAAGGCAGAGCCGATCCTGTACACTTTACTTAAAACCATTATCTGAGTGTTAAATGTCCAATTTACTGACCGTACACCAAAATTTGCCTGCATTACCGGTCGATGCAACGAGTGATGAGGTTCGCAAGAACCTGATGGACATGTTCAGGGATCGCCAGGCGTTTTCTGAGCATACCTGGAAAATGCTTCTGTCCGTTTGCCGGTCGTGGGCGGCATGGTGCAAGTTGAATAACCGGAAGTGGTTTCCCGCAGAACCTGAAGATGTTCGCGATTATCTTCTATATCTTCAGGCGCGTGGTCTGGCAGTGAAAACTATCCAGCAACATTTGGGCCAGCTAAATATGCTTCATCGTCGGTCCGGTCTGCCACGACCAAGTGACAGCAATGCTGTTTCACTGGTCATGCGACGGATCCGAAAAGAAAACGTTGATGCCGGTGAACGTGCAAAACAGGCACTGGCGTTCGAACGCACTGATTTCGACCAGGTTCGTTCACTCATGGAAAATAGCGATCGCTGCCAGGATATACGTAATCTGGCATTTCTGGGGATTGCTTATAACACCCTGTTACGTATAGCCGAAATTTCCAGGATCAGGGTTAAAGATATCTCACGTACTGACGGTGGGAGAATGTTAATCCATATTGGCAGAACGAAAACGCTGGTTAGCACCGCTGGTGTAGAGAAGGCACTTAGCCTGGGGGTAACTAAACTGGTTGAGCGATGGATTTCTGTCTCTGGTGTAGCTGATGATCCGAATAACTACCTGTTTTGCCGCGTCAGAAAAAATGGTGTTGCCGCGCCATCATCCACCAGCCAGCTATCAACTCGCGCCCTGGAAGGGATTTTTGAAGCAACTCACCGATTGATTTACGGGGCAAAAGATGACTCTGGTCAGCGATACCAGGCCTGGTCTGGACATAGTGCCCGTGTCGGTGCCGCGCGAGATATGGCCCGCGCCGGAGTTTCTATACCGGAGATCATGCAAGCTGGTGGCTGGACCAACGTAAATATTGTCATGAACTACATTCGTAACCTGGATAGTGAAACGGGGGCAATGGTGCGCCTGCTGGAAGATGGCGATTAGCCGTTCATTTGCGCTTGATTGCTCTAATTATTTGATATTTATGGTGACACATGCGGAAGGATTTCAAAATAGACGGAAAATATGTGGTGCTGTCTGTAAGCTCTCAAATTCAGTCACCATCTGTCATTGTCACCGTAAAGTTGAGCGATAGGATGCCTGATATCGACTCGATATCTGTTGCGTTCCCCGTTAAAAGCATGCGGAGTGCTGAACATTTTGTGATGAATGCAACGGAGGAGGAAGCGCGGCGCGGGCTTACTAGAGTGATGGGGGAATTTGGCGAACTCCTGGGTAAGGTAAACAATGCTCTTTCAATCAGTTCAGCAAGGTCCAAAGCGTTAACAGCTTCCATGATGAAATAAAAAAAAGCCTGGCAAGGAGCCAGGCTGCACAAAAGAGCGGGTTTGTATTCCGCATCCAATCAATCAAGAAGGAGTATAGCACACAGGTACTGAAGTGAAAAAATGTGATTCGCGATAAACAAAATATCTACCATTGCTCTAATTGATTGCTATAATTTAGCCGCATTTTTTGTCAACTACGAAGACGTTGCCATTACTTCACTCCTTGACATCATTGGCGGCCATTAGGCCGCCTTTTTTTTGCCATATGAAAACAATCGAACAAAAACTTGAACAGCGCCGCGAGTGGCAGAAGGCAGCCAGAGAACGAGCGATCGCTCGGCAACGGGAAAAGTTGGCTGACCCCGCCTGGCGAGAATCGCAATATCAGAAAATGCGGGATTCTATCGACCGCCGTATCGCTAAACAGAAAGAGCGCCCACCAGCCAGCAAAACGCGGAAAAGTGCGGTAAAAATAAAATCTCGTGGCTTGAAGGGGCGAACACCGACGGCGGAGGAACGGACCATCGCCAATGCTCTTGGCACTCTCCCCTGCATTGCCTGCTACATGCATGGAGTAATATCTGAAGAGGTGTCTCTGCACCATATCTCCGGTCGTACCGCGCCGGGTTGTCACAAAAAGCAATTGCCCCTTTGTAGATGGCACCACCAGCATGCTGCACCGGCTGAAGTAAGAGCAAAATACCCCTGGCTGGTCCCTGTTCATGCCGATGGTGTGGTTGGAGGCAAGAAAGAATTCACCTTGCTGAACAAGTCAGAGATGGAGTTACTGGCTGACGCCTATGAGATGGCAAACATCATGCACTAATAAATATATTATTTTTAATGATAAATGATTGACAACTGACAAGTGACTTCAGTCAGAATCATCACATGCCCGGTACGGATGGATCCCTTTTCAAATATTCCATGGACGGCACAGTCTGAGTACCGGGCGCTACCTTCAGTTGTATTGCTAAGCCGCCGCTGGTGGCTTTTCTTTTTTGTAGGGGGCGCTATGGATAAGAAAATATGCGTTGTTTCGATGAGCGTCGGCAAACCGGCGTCAATGACTGCTGCATGGATCAATAACGAGCTGATAATGGCTGAGCGGACCAGCTACCCTGAACGCCGCCGCGATATGGAACTCCAGCTGCTGCGCGAATTGCGAGAAAAAGAGGATAAGGGTTTTATCGTGCTGGTGGAAGAGGAAAACAGCTTTATTACTGGTCGAGTTGGCCAGCGTGTAAGGTTGCGCGATCCCTTCATGAACGGCAGGCCGGTACTAATTGAGGCAATGCAGATTTACAAGGAGTTGGAACGCCAGAAAGCGATCAAGTTACCGCGCAAAGAATCCGGCAAATACATCCTCCACCAAAGCATCTTCGATTCCGAACATGACAAAAAAGGCGATGAATTTTTCAACATCAACTGGAGCGAAATAACGACAGAGCATGTTCTGACGTTACTATGTTGCTTTGCGACGGAATACAACAACGTTGCCAGCGCCGACTACATCAGGGCAATGGATGGAGAAGTTGAGGCACGCCAGGAACCATCGTTACTAAGCCCTCTGATTAACATAATTCGCGGCACACAGAGACTTGCGGAAAAAAGCGTTCCACATGGAATCTTAACTGGAAAGGGAAACTATTTTTAACATCCCCAAATCCTTTTGGGGAACAACTCATTCTTACAATAGCGGCCCCATACATTGTCTCCAGGCACTCCCCTCATTACCGTTATCAAGAAACGTAGAGGTTGCATATGGAATGCCTCTGATTTGTGTTGATATGAATGGACCATCAGACGTCGAAGTTGTACGCAGTTTTGATGTAAGTACGTATTTTCCACTGATGCCTTTCTCTGCCAGAGCTTTTGATTTTGTGATAACTAAATCTGCACATTTCTCTGCGGCTACATATTGCGGGTCTTTTTCAGCTTTTCCGGCACATGCAGTTATCGTTAAAACGATAGCTGCGGCTAACAAATTACCTAGTTTCATCTGCATACCTTATTAAGTGCATTAAAAACAGTAGGTTGCCAAGGTTTAAAACAAATTTCAACCCCCCGTGACGCGCAACATGAGCAAAAATAACACACAATCCCATTGCTCTAATAAATTTGATTTATTGGAGCAAATAACCTACCATTGCGCACTGCCCTATTGATCTTCCTGTCGTTCAGGCTTATAGTCCCACCGTCGTAGCAAATTCTGCGACCGGGTTTGACAGCCTGAATGTACATGCGGACAACCGCAGATTTCCGATATTGCGGTATTTTTGTGTCCGTAAACCACGTTACGCCCGAATTATGGTGGGGCGTGATGGGGAGGCTTCGGCCTGCTGGTTTCATGTACGCCAGTCTGTCAACCCCGTCACGTCCTGCCACCTGTTTGACAGCGGGTAGCAGGTTGTTAAACCTGTACATGAGGCCGTAACTATGGTTAATGCCAATCCTTGCGCACGCCCTGAATTTATCTGGCGCTTTTACTCCTGCCAGAAACGTCACTATCACTTCGTTATTGCACCGACAGAAGATGAGGCTCGCTCTCAGCTTCCGGATGCTCCCTGCATTTTCTCTGCCCGTTTTTCCACTGATTTGCGCAACTCTCTCAGTTACTGGTGTCTCCCTGTTAACGCTTCTGCTCAGGAGGGACTATGAGAACGTCATTAGTCACCCGTGAAGAGATGATCGAGGCAATTGAACAGCATACCGCCTGTATCAGTACCAAGGATATACCGGGCGTTATTGCCAACTACTTCATGATCACCAAACAACTTTACCGGAGAAAGGACAAGAACGCGGTTCACCGTATCCTGTTGTCTGATATCCGCGAATACCTGCTCGAACAGGGTCATCTGAATTACGCAACCGTCGCAGCCGAAGCACGCAAGGAGGCACACAGAATGAAAGCAACTAACGTTAAATCAGAAAAAATTTATGCACCTTCAGTTCAGGAATCGGAACTGGTGGTTGTTCAGAATCAGCCGGATGAAATTCCCGTTCTGGAATGGCAGGGAGTACGTGTCGTGACAACCGAAACTCTTGCTAGAGGGTATGGGACAGAAACAATCCGTATTCGCCAAAATCATCATGAGAACAAAGTACGCTTTGTTGAAGGGAAGCACTTTTTCAAAGTTGAAGGAGAATCATTGCGCGAGTTGAAGCACAGAGTAGCTTTAAACTACTCTGTAAAAATTGCTCGCAATGTTCGCTCACTCACCCTCTGGACAGAACGCGGCGCAGCCCGCCACGCTAAAATGCTCGAAACCGATCAGGCATGGGCATTCTTTGAAAAACTGGAAGACAGCTACTTCCGACAAAAAGAACAGCAACCGGTTGCAATCCCCCAGACGCTTCCAGAAGCCCTACGCCTGGCTGCCGAACTGGCTGAACAAAAGCAGCTTCTGGAACAGAAAGCCCACCAGCTAAATCAGCAGCTGGTGGCCGCCGCTCCTAAAGTCGATTTTGCCGACCGGGTATCAGTAGCTAAAGGGATCCTGATTGGGAATTTTGCAAAGGTTGTTGGACTTAAGCAAAACGCGCTGTTTGCCTGGTTACGGGAGAACGGCATCCTGATTGCGTCCGGCGGGCGTAAAAATGTACCGCTCCAGCAATACATCAACGCCGGGTATTTCACGGTGAAAGAAGTGGTGCTGGATGATGAAGATGGCTACCAGATACGGTTGACGCCTCAATTAACGGGTAAAGGCCAGCAGTGGTTGACGCGTAAACTGCTCGATGCTGGCTTGTTAAAACCGGTGGCAGCTGAATAATGGAAGAATGCCCGGTTGAGATGCCGGGCATGATTAAATGTCTCTTCAGCACATTACCGAAGTTCAATCTTCAACCAAGAAGTGTACTCGCATACGATTATCGCAATAAAATACTTGAAGTTTTATAAACTGTGAGTATCATTGCCCATATGAAAACATCCTATTTAACTATATTGGCTTTCCATATTCGCGATTTTCGCGAGAAGTATGGTGTTACTCAATCAGACATTGCATCTGGCCTTGGGATAACAAGTGCCGGTTGGGGAAAAATTGAAAATGGTAAGTCCTCTCTCTCTGTAGAGAATATGATGAAATTCTGTAAAATTATTAATATTGATGCAACCATACTTCTTGATATTTCCACGAAATCGGCAAAAAACTTAATCAAATGTGGATGGAGTGTATCTTATTCTCCTGTTGAGGATGATAATTTAATAGACGGAAAAAATATATTTGCTAAAACACATGGAATGAATAACGTCATGAGGAAATTTATAGACGGGAAACTTGGAAGTGTTTTAGACAAAGAATTTGATGACATTATTATGAAATATGCAACATTTTATATGGTTGTAGCTAAAAATCTAAGAGATGACTTGATTTAAAAATGGAGTGTACATATGGCATACAGACAAGACAGCGATCTTGAATTCCTAGCTAAATGTAGCGACCGTGATCTTGATGATTTAGTTAACCTATTGATTTATGATAACGATGGCAAAAAAAGATGGACTGAAGAGTTATCTAACAATCGACAATATAAGGAATTTGTACCAAGACATAGCGTATATTGGAGAGAAATTGCTGCTGAAATTCAATGTTATGGTGGAAATACCATAGCAACTCTCTTGCGTGGTGGTAAAGGGGTCTGCTACAGAGAAATTCTCATTGATGTATGCAATAAGCTAAAGGTTAATTTCAATGCCAAGAGCCGAATAGAGGTTATTGAACAAAATCTTCTATTAAAAATTCTCAGCGACTCTCTAGATAACATGTCATCCGAAGATATAAAAGTTTTTGCCATGGAACTTGGATTGGATGAAGTTACAAGATTTACTCCTGAGGCAGTTCTATCTGCCTTCCAATATATTTTCAGGGCCGGCGGTTTCAGATCTTATCAGGTAACTCTTAAATTTGCGAATCTTTTACTAAAAATTTTAATTGGACGCGGTTTGACACTCGCAGGTAATCAAATACTCGTAAAAGCATTATCTATTTTAACAGGCCCAATTGGTTGGACTATAACAGCCGCATGGACCATTGTAGATGTGGGAGGAACTGCTTATCGAGTAACAATTCCTGCTGTTATTCAAGTTGCTGTACTAAGGGCGAAAGTCAATAATAATATTAAAGACAGCGATATTACCTTGTGATATTATAACTCCATCCATCAAGGAAGAGGTGCTAATCCTCTTCCTGTAATTCTATGATTCCTAAATGTTAATGAGTCAATCAGCATTCAGGAGCAATGCATTATCTATGATGATTTGCTCCCATTCTTCGAATGCCCGATCGCGGACACCCTGGGGAACACTGTTAGTTTTGAAATCGACGACCGTACGCCATTTCCCGTCCGGACGGTACATGCGCAGAGCTTTACTTCCCCCTTCCCTGCGCACTTCAACGTTATGCTTATCAGCAAACTCTTGTAATGCTCGTAGCGTCCCATGCTTTACTGTGTAGTATCGCTTTTTCAAGTTTTCTCTCCAGCCTGTGCCAAGGCTTCAACTTCCAAATCGTAAGACTCAAACTCATAGTCCTGGTCGTCAACTTCTTCAGGCACTGGCAGTAAATGCCAGGCTGAGTATATCTGACCATTATCAAAACGCTCCTGGCTGTAGAGCGTCGCGGCTATGAGTGTTAGCGCCGGGCGGTCATAACGGTAAATTTTGCGAACGTCACGGTCAACGAGACGACCGAAATTACCATAACCGCGCTCCAGTAATAATTTTTTAATTTCCGGCCAGTATGGACCATAGCTGCGGTACAGGCGGGGATTTTTCAGTAATCGCCCGCGTAGCCCTGACAGGAAGAAATCAACGTATTCGTCTTCTGTCTTTCCTAACAACGCTGTACGGAGTACCGCCTCAAGATATGTTTTATTCGGTTTTATTGTATCAGATAGTGTGGCCATATTATGCGACGCCCGGCGAACCGGGCGCTCCTGTTATGCGTATTGTTGGATGACGGCCAGAACGTCCGCCACGTTGTGTTTTGTCTCGATAATCCACCAGTTACCTGGGAAGTCGCTGTTCTTCGCCTTCGCTGGCAGCCAGCGAGCGCCGAATTTCGCCTTGATTGCGTCTTTCGCACGGAAAAGAACGCCTTTCATGCCTGAGGCTTCCTGAAGCCCAAATACCTCGCCAGCGGCGAATTTTGGTGCGTACATCATCTTCAGGTCGGCGGTGGATACGCGATAATTCAGACCAAGAGACTGAGCTATGCTGGTGGCATCACCCTGTATTGATGATAACTCTTCTTGTTTCTCGTTTCTGGCGGCAATTTCTTCCTCCGTGATGTTGCCAAGGGCCAGGTTTATCCGATCAGCGTCGGCCTGTTTCTCTTCATCGGTGCGCCCGGCAAGAACCGTGTTAATTCTCTGCAATATCTCCACATGATTCTTGCGCATGCTGAGCAATTCCGGCGTAACCTCGTTAAGATCCACCAGCCCAAGGATGGCAAGGTCGGAAAACATTGATACTAGGTTGTAGGTCATGCGATAGCTGAGTTGGCCATAGGCTGATGGCAACTGCACCGCATCCATTTGATAGGCATCCATAAATTTAGAGCCGTCGTTTACGACATCCGCAATTGCAGGTGTGATTTTCCCTGTGGTGGCGGCCTCCCTGATTGCTGTTACCCATGATTGAGTCAGTGCGGCGACTGCATGATTCAGATTGGCTTCCCGTTCTGCTGCGATGCGCGCGCTTGCTGAGTCCATTGCCTGCTTGATCTCGGCTTTATTGCTGTAAATGCCGATGGTGCCAAACTGTGCTGTGGTGATCTCATAATCTGACGCCCGGAACTCATGGGTACCGAAAATGGCATTGGTGACCTCAAGTTCAGAATCCCCGTTACGAGTAGCCCCCTGGCTTGTTTTCTCCGGCATTTTTGCGATCGCATCCGCTATTTTCTCCTGAATTGCTTCAGGGGATAGCGTATCTCCGTATGACGCGATTACATCGCCATAATTGGAGCCAAACAATTCAACCAGGAATGTTTCTGCCGAACGGATCTGGCGGTTATTCCCTTCCGACATCATACCAAGCACCCATTTTGCAATTGACGACTTCAGCGCGCCGTCACGGCGATCCGGGTAAACCGCATGCTTCAGTGGGGCCGTATAGGAACCAACAAAATCAATGCTATAGCCTGACTCTGTAGTCTGAACGCCGTATGAGTCAGTGATTTTGATCATGCCGCGCTGCTGGAAACGGTAGAAATCGTCACAGGAAATGATGTCGTTAATCCCGGCGATGGAGACGCCACCACTGATTTTCTGCATAACAGCATCTTCATCGGGAGTTACATCAACCTGTTTATCCAGCGTCTTCACATCCCAGTTACCCGATTTGGTGCCTTTGAAGGTAAAGATGATCTCCACGTCTGCGCGCTGGCTGTCGAAGTCCAGCGACTTAATGCGAACGATATCACCGGCACAATCATAGTATTGGCCTACACGCCATGAGCGATCGCCGATAACAAGGAACTCATTCGCATGGTTAACCAGATCAGGATCAACATCCAGAATGCCTTTATTTATTGCATCCTCCACCAGCGGGCGCAGGCGTTTGATATCCGTCGCGGCCTTCTGAGTACGGTTCAATAATTTCTCATAGCGGGAGATGGCCTGAGAGATATTAGCCTTGCGCTGAATGGCGCTTTTCAACGACGCGCGATACTGTGCTAACAACATACGGTCTGTGTGATGGACGCTACCCCAGCGGGCTTTCCAGTCTGCGTTATCAGCTGCTTTGGCCATTACCGCCTGTTTGAATTTGGCGACGTCGGCGGTGGTCTTTTCAAGTTCCGCTTTGCTTCGCTCCAATTCAGCGGTAAGTACCTCCACATCCTCACCAGCTGCGTGCTGCGCCTTGATGTAGTTCTGAAGGTCGATAGTAGCCTGTTCTTTCTGGCGAGCGCGTTTCGCAGCTTTCGCCTTATCCATTTGAACCTGCATCATTACCAGACGTTCGCCGTCATCCTTCGCGGTATACATCTGCATTTCGATCATGTCATTGGCGTCGGCGTTCTCCATTTCTGACTTATCTGAACGGAGGATATCGGAGATCCAGCCTGCTTTACGCTTCAGCGTCTTCAGTCGGTATTCATCGAAAGACCCCTTGCCGCAGTAGTAGTGAACGCGAACGCTTGCACGGTTGGAGCCAACTCGTGCACCGCGACCGTTACGTTGTGCGATACTGGCTGGTGTCCACGGCAACGTCAGGTGGTGGATATCCGTCGTTCCTCGATGCAGGTTGATACCCACCTCTGCCTTTTTGTTGCAGATGATGATCGGAGTCCGGCCCTCCTGGAAGTCGGCTGCAATCTTTTCCAGACCGCCCAACGACATTTCATTTTGCTGCGCGATATAGGCGTCATACAGAGCCATTTGCTCGTTGTATTTCGCTATCTGTGCATCTGTTGGTTCATCCGGTAGCTCTTTCGGCGGTTTAACCGCTTTCAGTTTCTTACCGGTTTTACCTGCCTCGGCAACCGTCTGAGCATTCAGGATCCCCACCTTTGAAGGTTCAAGGTCTAGAGCATTGCAGATAATGCGCTTGAGCTTCTGGTGCTGCGTTTTTTCATCGGTGAAGATGACTTGCTTACCTTCCGGGAAAAACTCCTTCAGCGTGGCGATCAGCTTCGCGTATTTCGGCGTAACGGGGTGAGTTACGGTCAGTTCGTCAATGCCAAACCTGGCCAGGCGCTTATTCACTTCCTGCTCGAACGCTTCCGGAACCTGCAACTGAATAAACTCGCCCTTATCTATCAGGGAGTATTGCGATTGCTGCGTGATTGAATCATCACTGTCGTCGTCTTCGCTGGTGGCTTGTTTAGGCAAACTGTCCGCCAGCTGCTGCACCGCATCGGCGTACTCCGGCAGGAAACGATAGGTGATCCGGCGATAGTACAGGTCCATGTCAGTACATACGCGGTCCATATCCCTGATTATTGAGAAGATCGGACGGGCTTTCTCGTGCTCAATCACGCCGTCTTCATTGACCGAGGTCGTTACGCCATTGTTGGCTTTGGCCGCCGCTTCCGCCTGCTGACGCAATTCTTCATACGCCGCCAGTTGTTCTTCAGTAAGTGGTGCATCCTGCTGGTGTTCGTCCAGCTCCGGGATCTCCACGGTATCCTTAACGTCTTCCGCCGTTTTAAGCGTTACCCAGCGATGGAATATACCGCGCAGCGCATCAAGGTTTTCAAAGCCCACCAGCGCCATTTTTTCTTCAACTTCACCGCTGATTTTCTGTACCGTTTCCAGCCTGGTCTTGCCGAAGAATTTAACGAAGTCATCAGGACCGTAGATCCCCATCTTCTGCCAGTATTCCTTCGGCAGCACATGAGAAAGCATGTTGTATGCATCGATCGGGGTGTTAACGACTGGCGTTGCAGTCAGGAGAACCGGTCCGCGCCCACCATTCTTTTTCATCAGGTACGCGTTTTTAATTGCCATATCCCGCGCCGATTGCGCCACCGCGCTGGTGGGCAGATAGGCCAGTTGTGACGCTTCGCGACCATTTTTATAGCTATTGCGGTAGTTGTGACCTTCGTCAGCGATCACACTATCGAAGCCCATATCCTCAAAGTACGGATACTTCTCTGCTTTTTCGGTGCCGGTATCTGAATACTCCGACAATACCCGGCGACGCGCGGCCTCTTTGCGGTGGGAGTCGGAGTCCATTGCGCTGGCTACGCGTCCGGCGGCAACGAAGTCATAAAGCATATCCTGTGCATGCTCATCTACGGTGTCATCACGTAGCGGAATGCGGGCGTATTGTTCTTTGGTAAACACGACTGCACGGTAATTTGAGTGCGGGATCGCGTTCATCCGCGCCGTGATAGTGGCTTCATCTGCCAGCTTAAGAGCATCGCGCATAACTGGAGTGCCATCAGTACCAAGAACAGGTTTACCGTTCTCATCGAGCACCGGCACCTGGCGAATCTGATCGCCATCCATCAGCACATCAAGACCGACGAACAGGTAGTTACTGAATGCCTCTTCACTCAGGAATTCTTTTGCTTCGTAATACCAGTTTTCCAGCACTGATTTAGGCACTACATACGCAGTACGGGTGGAGCGACCGTTCTCATAGTTGAACGCCTCAAGCGCCAGCGCGGTCGTGGTTTTACCCAGCCCGGTGCCGAAGCCCAGGATGCCGCGCCCATCTTCGGACAGTCGGCGCACCTCGCTATTCTGGTAATCAAATGGCTGGCGCTTACCGCTTAATCCCTTCAACCCAAGCGGATCGCCAGAGTGTTCATACGGGATATTGCTATTGAACACATCGTTGTATTTGGCAACCAGTTCATCGTAGCGATCGTGCGTCTTGATCCACTTATTGAACTGGTCCTCAAGCAGTGCCATCTGCTCGCGGTAGCCGTTCGCCGTCGCGCTATCTTTGCCACCGATACGCGCACCATTGAGATACTTTTCCAGCTGTGCCGGGAACCCGGTCGCGTTTTCACCTGATTTACGGTCCCACTCGTAGCGGATCTCGCCTGTTTCTTTATCCTTGCGCTGGACGACACCGTATCGGTGCCCGACGAACAGACCATCACCACCGTGATAGGTGTCAGAAACCATTTCGTCGCCTTCCAGCTGCACTGACTGCACATAGCGAAGATCTGGATAGCCGTTTTCCTGCAAAAATTCCAGAATGACGGAACGGTCGAACCAACGGCTATTGAGCTTAAAGCGGATATTCTCTGCTGGCGTCTTGATGCGCTTCTCTTCGATCGCTGCCAGCTGATTAAGGACGTTGTTCTTTACTGGACCGTCGGGGAGTGTGGCAAGGAATTCCTGTTTTGGTGCCACTATCTCGTTAATGTCGCCGCTGGTGGCGCGGGCGAACGGAACAATCCCGCCATACGGTGAAACCGCAATGCCAGGGGTGCTGGCCAATAAATTAAGCAACTCGTCATCACTGGCTGGCAGTTCGCCGGTAAACGCAAGGCGGAAATCATCGAGCTGGATTGGATCGCGAGTGAGATCACTGTAGAGATAACGCAGGGTGTCCTGATAGCTGGTGGAGTCATAACTGGCGCTGGAATCATGCGTAACCAGTTTTCCTGTCAGCTCGTCAGAAATAGTGCCATCCAGCTTAATTGCACCACGGAAAGCAAACCAGGCGCGCGCACCGCTCCCCGATAATTTCGCTATCGGACCGCGACCGGGGTTACCAAAACGGTCAATCTCTGCCTGCAAACGGGATACCAGAGAAAGGCGCTGCTGTTCGATTTGTTCAGCACTATGCCCGGCGGCCTTCATGTCCTGATATTCAATTAACATCCGGCCAATCATCGCCCCGCGATACAAGCGTTCACGGTATTTTTCAGGCTGGCTGTTAATCCAGTCCACCAGCTGCACCATATCGTCGCTGATTGATGTGGTGTACTTATCGCGGACATTTGCCATCTGGGTAAATGTCATGCCGAGACGGCCTTCTGTTGTAGTCAGGTTACGCTGAAGGGCACTGTTGCAAAGTTAGCGATGAGGCAGCCTTTTGTCTTATTCAAAGGCCTTACATTTCAAAAACTCTGCTTACCAGGCGCATTTCGCCCAGGGGATCACCATAATAAAATGCTGAGGCCTGGCCTTTGCGTAGTGCACGCATCACCTCAATACCTTTGATGGTGGCGTAAGCCGTCTTCATGGATTTAAATCCCAGCGTGGCGTTGATTATCCGTTTCAGTTTGCCATGATCGCATTCAATCACGTTGTTCCGGTACTTAATCTGTCGGTGTTCAACGTCAGACGGGCACCGGCCTTCGCGTTTGAGCAGAGCAAGCGCGCGACCATAGGCGGGCGCTTTATCCGTGTTGATGAATCGTGGGATCTGCCACTTCTTCACGTTGTTGAGGATTTTACCCAGAAACCGGTATGCAGCTTTGCTGTTACGACGGGAGGAGAGATAAAAATCGACAGTGCGGC